ATCTCAAGCGTCAGGTGTCCCTTCCAGCCGGCCTCTGCTGGTGTGATATTAACCATGATTCCCGATCGGGCATAAGTAGATTTGCCGACAGCAACAACAGTCACATCACGTGGTAAGTTCAGCCGCTCATAAGCAACGCCCAGGCAGTAACCGTACGGAGGAAGCAAGAAATATTGACCACGCTCATCCTCAAGAAGCTCAGTAGGACGCAAAATATCAGGATCAAAATTCTTTGGGTCACAGTCCCCAGCTTGGATCTTGCCGAATACCAAGCATTGCTTAGGAGAGAGGCGAATGTCATAGCCATAGGAACTAAGACCATAACTCAGAAGCTTACGTCCATCTTCCTTGCTGACTAGATGATCAACAAAAGGTGCAATCATTTCTTCGTCTTCTGCAAGCGCCAGAATCTCCCAATCAGCAAGAACGCTCATGTTTCTTTGTTTGTTCCTGTGAAAAATTTAGCAGAGAACTCGGCCCTTAGGAGAATAGATGTCTACAAAGTTTTGTACTGCATCCCCAGCAGAATCGGTGGGTGGCAGGTAGACAAGCATTGATGTTGCAGTAGTATGTTTGCTAACTTCCTCGCTTGTCCTTTTGACTAATACAGGTTTTGTTTTCAAGATGCAGATGGGAAAGTCAAAGATTTTCTGCTCATAACGAATCATGTCTGGACAGTTGGTAAAATACAAACCTTGCTTAATTTGACCACTCATCCATTCCCGATACAAGCGTCTAAACCACACCGCATGGGAAGACGTTAAACTCCTGGCACTACTCCGTGTGATCTTCCAGCGCGATTGCACAGTATCCCAAAAGTATGCACCATTGGGTGGGAACACATATACGTTACCGAACCACTGCTGTTCATTCAGACCATCATCGGATGGTGTGTAGTAGTTTTCAGCTTGAACATAGTCGTTGGCAAAATCTGAGCTTGCTGGGTCCAGGTCAATATTTCCCATCAACGCATTGGCTGCTGCTATTAAGTCATAGTTTGTAACTAATTCAAAGTCTTCTTTACGAAGGATCTGTAATGCCATCAGCTGTCTGCAACCTGGTTGTAGTCTATTTGCAAATACCGAATCCCGTGGGAATCATTGATGATATAACCAGCTTTTTCTGTAGGATCAATCTTCTGTGCTGACCCAAGGATTCGCCTAAACGTCTCTGCCATATCACCATCATTACTGCGTTCACACTCTTCTTGTGCCGCATGCAATTCTTTAAGTGTCATAAAGAACATCGAGCGTTCTTTATTTTCTGGCTGGAACACCATAACGCCAGGTCCTTCTGCATCCCACATCTTGCAGTAATGTTGCCCCATGTCACCAAGAACTAGCTTTATGGTGCCATCAAGCATCTTGGCCTTGGTCTCATCCATGTCTGGACCAATGGCAGAAGCAATTAATTTTTCCCTACGATTCATAGTGTCAATCCTTGTTTCTGTAATGCTTCGATCATCCTAGGCGTTGGTAGATACATCACAACCATCTTGCCTAGTACACCGCGTTTCTTGATTAGCTTACCGTTGGCATCCCGTAGCTTATCAAATTCTCCGGAGCGAATAAGGTATTCTGCTACGCAACGCAACCTCCGCTTTAAAGACAGTTCTGCTTGCGGAAATTTACCACAGATTGTATCTGGCTGCATATCTTTGAAAGCTAAACGCAATCTGTTGGCAAGCGTCATGCCAAAGTTAGCATCCTCTTCTTCATAGTTTTTTAAGTTTTGGAGGTATCTGCGCAAGATAGCTGTATCAAACGAACCACTGGGTGGTAAAAACATTTCTACTTGGAGACGCAAGGAAAGTGGTAAGGTTTCTTCCAAGTTGTCGACTGTAACGGCATCGATGTCCACAGTGGTAAAGCGATGTTTGATCATATAGGCTCACCACGCTCTACTGTTTTTCCTTCGCTGCAAGATTTATAGAAATCAGCATGGACTGCTTTGCGATTTTTGGCAAAGGATTCCACAAGACGAGTCCAGGGTATTCGGAAAACTGTCTTTTTGTCGTCATCTGGGCAGATGTTGACATAGTGGATGCCTTCTACCCAGCCTTTATTTGGGGTTTTCCTGCCGATTGCAATCCAGTTACGCAGTGTTTGGTCACTGACTCCCAGGCGATTGGCACATTCCTCTGTCGTAATGTACTCATCGGCATAGGCCCTGGGATCTAGAACATCAATCTCGCCTTTCTCGTATTGAATTGACCAGAGCGACGAGAGGGCATTGTTAATACCCTTTAGCTCCCTGGCAATATCTTCTAAACCTTTCCGTAATCCGTACTGCATAGCAACAATTCCTTTGCTTAGATGCTAATGTGTAAAAAACAAAAGTGCTCAGATGGAAAACCAAGTTCCTCCTAGCAACCAACCAATTCCTGGCACCATCAGCCCTGAGCAGTTGGCTGAGATGAAGGCCCGTGCTCGTGAACTAGCCATTCAACAAGCTCAGATGCAGGCTCTCCAGCAGCCTCAGCAACGTCCACCGCAAGTCGTGTACCTGCGCCGTAACCTCACCATTGCAGAAGTCCTTGTGATGCTCGCCATTGCTTGTGGCTTGGTAACAGGAGGCCAACTACTGTGGCAAGGGCTGTCTAATGTCATTCCCCGCATTGAAGTTCGAGTTAAATAGTTGTCAGTATACTGCAACTATAATTGGTTTTAAGGGTATTTGTATACATAAGTAGTGGCCAACCGAAGAATCAGTGACCTACAGGAGATAGCTGGGATTGACCTGGAAGATGTCGATCTACTGACGGTTGTGCATCTTAACGAAGTTGACCCAGCATTAAAGAACAAAAAACTTACCTTATCCGGCACAAAACAGTATCTTAATTTCTACTACTTACCCCGCACTGGAGGTACTGTCAGCGGTAATGTTGTTGTTGAAAGTGGCCTAACAGTTTCTGGTCAAATTGTTGCGACTGGCATCACAGTTGGTGCCAACGCAACATTTAGTGGCATCCTTGTTCAAACTGATGCCATTGTTAGTGGTACCATCAGTGGCTTAACACTTACGGGTACAAACGTACAAACAACAAATCTTAACGCTTCTTCTGCCGCAGTTACAACATTAACGGGTACAACAGTCAACGCAACCACAGGTAACTTCCAAAGAATTTCAGGAGCTTCAATAACAGGGAGCAGTATTTCTGGTACATCTGGTGTCTTTGCTTATTTAAGTGGAGCAACTATTACAGGCAACACAATTTCAGGAACATCCGGAGTTTTCAGTAGTCTTTCTGGAACTACGGTAACAGGCAATACAATTAATGCCACTCTTGGTAATTTTGTGACGCTTGCCGCTACAAATTTAAGCTTTTCAGGTACTACAATCTCGGGAGATTTAAACGTTTCTGGATCTGGTTATATTGTCTCCGGCATTTTTACACCAGGTACTATCAGTGGCAATACAATCACAGGTGCTACGGCACAATTTACAAACATAACAGGGACAACTTTAAACATCACAACACCTTCTGGTGCAACACCTGCTGTTGTTTGTTCTGGGGTTGTTTCTGGAGGCACTTCTGGTTTTATAATTCAAGGACCTCTTACAATTCTTCCCTAATAACTAAAGTAGAATACAAGAATAAAAGAAAAAACCATGCCGTACGGTACCGTAAAAGTTGATAACATCACCTATACGCAAGGCGGAAGTGATGCGACAGTAAGTGTTTCAGGTTTAGCAAATGCTATTTCTGGAAACGTAACAGTAACTGGAACTATTTCTGGAAACATTATTCAAGGTGGTTCAACTGTATCAGGGCAAACAGTCACTGGCACAACAGCTAACTTTGTATCTGGTGTATTTACTACCCAAGTATCAGGTGCAACAGTCACAGGTGATGCTGGAAAATTTACAAATATTACGGGCGTCTCAGGTGTTTTTACTACCTATCTATCTGGTGCGACAATCACCGGTAACTCAATTCAGTACACAACCTCAACTGGCGGAATAGCTACTATTGTTTCAGGTGTTTTTACCAGTCTTTCTGGTACCAGCGTAACTGGAGATACTGGTAATTTCACATCAGTGACAGGTGGAAACATTGTAGGTGTATCTGGGATATTTACTACACAAGTATCAGGAGCTACTGTTACTGGCACAACTGGTAAATTTGCAACATTAACAGGCGTATCCGGAGTATTTACTACACAGGTATCAGGTGCGACAGTCACGGGTGATGCCGGTGCATTTACTACGTTAACAGGACAAACGGCAACTTTATCCACCGGTAATGTCAACTATTTAAACATTACAGCACCCAGTAATGTCAATGCATTAGCAATTTCAGGATGGGGCGCTGCTCGTTGGACGGGAACTGAGTTGCAATGGGGGGGTCTTGATGCAAGTCAATGGACTACACTTTCTTTCTATACAAACGGAACGTCACGATATTCTGTTAATTCTTCAGGACGCATTACTGTATTTAATAGCTGTCTAGGTACGGTTTCTGCACTCGGCAGTGTAAGTGGTACTGTAACTCTTGATTTAATCACCGCAAACAACTTTAGTCTTACATTACCAGCAGGTGGAGCAGTGACACTTGCTAATCCAAGCAACCAAACAGCTGGCCAAAGTGGTTCAATTGTAATTACGCAAAACGGAACTACAGCTTCTACAGTTGCTTACGGAAGTAACTGGAAGTTTTCTGGTGGTACACCAACAATGAGCACTGGCCTTGGCAGTGTCTCTGTATTGGTTTATTATGTTGAAAGCTCCAGCCGTATTACTGCTCGTTTAATTACCGACGTACAATGAGTTTATTAAATAATACTCTTCTTTTAGATGCAACAGCAGGCGGCGGTGGCGGGGGGTACCAAATCAGCCGTTCGCTGCGGTTCAACTCACCGGACAGTGCATACCTCAGCCGCACACCGGCATCGGCGGGGAATAGGACAACGTGGACTTGGAGCGGATGGGTGAAGCGTGCGGCACTTTCCGCCACACAGGGTGGGCTGTTCGGCGCCAGAGATTCCACCTCATCTTATTTTCAGCTGTACTACCCAAGCGGTGATGCACTGCGCGTCATCTGGTACGACACATCGCAAAAGTTTGCAGATACTGCCGCAGTATTTCGAGATCCATCAGCTTGGTATCACGTTGTTCTTGCAGTCGATACAACGCAAGGGACAGCGGCAGATAGGATCAAGATTTATGTGAACAATGTCCAGCAAACTCTTAGCGGTAACACGGTATCGTCCAGCTATTCAACACTGGTCAACAACAGTGGATCCTCGCATGTGATTGGTCGCTATGCAGCAGATCAGGATACCTATCTATCGGCTTATCTCGCCGACATCCACTTCATCGACGGCCAAGCCCTAAACCCCACCAGCTTCGGTGAGTTTGACGCCACCACAGGCGTGTGGATGCCTAAAGCGTACAGCGGAACATATGGCACCAACGGGTTCCACCTTCCCTTCAGCGATAACAGCACCGCCGCCGCATTAGGGACGGACACTTCTGGGCAAGGGAACACGTGGACTGTCAACAACATTTCGGTTGCTGCTGGTGCAGACAACGACTCCCTCGTAGACGTTCCCACTAATGGCAGCGAGGTTGATACGGGAGTGGGCGGGGAGGTTCGTGGAAACTATGCGACGTGGAATCCCAATAATTTTACCAGCGCTTTTTTCTCAGACGGCAACCTGAAGTTCAACCCAACAAGCGGCTACAACGAAACAGCCAAGGCGACAATGGCCATTGGCAATAAATGCTACTTCGAGGTAACGATCCTTAGCCCTAATACTGCACAGGACTATTTGGCGATTGGCCTAATGCGCCAAGAGACGCAAGTGCTCGCTGGTCCGACTACTGGGTACAACATCTCGGTCGGAGCATCTGGGAATTACACGGGGAGTGTAGCGTACTTCCCGTATAGTGGCGTAGTCAAGTATAACGGGTCTGATGTTGTATCTGGTCTTGCTACAGGCGCAGTTGGTGATGTTGTCGGAATATCGTACGACCCAAGCAATGGGCAGGTAAAGGTATACAAGAATGGCACAGCGTTGAACTCTGGTAACGCCGTCTACACCCTTTCTACCTCCTATAGCTATGTTCCGGCGATGACGGAAGCGGCGAATAACGCTTATTACGTCAACTTCGGCCAACGCCCCTTCGCCTACACCGCCCCCAGCGGCTTCAAGGCGCTCTGCACAGCAAACCTGCCCGCCCCAGTAGTCACGAAGCCTTCTACGGTGATGGACGTGGTGCTTTACACGGGCACCGGTTCAGCACTGACACCTACCAGCACGCTTGGCTTCAACCCTGATTTAGTGTGGATCAAAGGTCGCTCTGGCGCCACAGATCACGCTTGGTACGACAGCGTTCGTGGTGTTGAGAAGCGCCTGGAATCCAATACCGCCGACGCAGAAGTCACCAGCGATGGCGGTGTCACGGCGTTCAACTCTGCTGGTTTCTCGGTTGGCACACTGGCTCAGGTGAATACCAGCTCTGCCACCTACGCCGCCTGGTGCTGGGACGCCGGAAGCTCCACCGTCACGAACACACAAGGCTCCATCTCTAGCCAGGTGAGGGCTAATGCAACGGCTGGGTTTTCGATTGTTACTTATACGGGGAACCTGACGGGTAATGGCACATCAACAGTTGGTCATGGATTAGGAGTAGCCCCTTCTCTGGTAATTACAAAGCGTCATGACGGCACCTCCAACTGGTGCGCTCAGCATATATCTACGTCATCAGCATCTCAGATATTGTTTCTGGATACTACCGATGCTCAGTACAGTGTTTCGACCTATGGCACTCTGTCTCGCCCTACATCGTCTGTATTTAGTGTTAATTACACTACCGGGCTTGGCATTAATGGTCAGACCCACGTCGCCTACTGTTTTGCTCCAGTCGCCGGGTACTCTTCTTTCGGCAGCTACATCGGCAACGGCAGCACAGATGGGCCGTTTATTTATACGGGGTTTAGGCCGAGGTGGGTGATGATCAAAAGCTCAACGACAGCAGGCACCAACTGGCTGATTGTTGACGCAGCGCGAGACACATATAACGCCGTGTTTACGGACATCCAAGCAAATACATCTAACCCAGAAAATCAGAGCCAGCCAACAATGGATTTTACAAGCGATGGGTTCAAGCTCAGAAACGTCTCATCAAACGCCAACGGTAGTTCGGCGACATTTGTTTACGCCGCTTTTGCCGAAAACCCATTCTCAATCGCCCGCGCTCGTTAACCCAGGGCACTGCCCCATGTAACACCGCCTTCTCGTCATGTTCCTCCTCAACGGGCAGCCCCTTGCCCCAGACACTGCCTTCTCCACGCCTGACGGTACGCAGTACCCCGCCAACTTCCTGCGCCTCTCCACGCTGGAAGAGAAAGAAGCCATTGGCATCACCGAAGTGCCGGACCCTGAGCCCTACGACCAGCGCTTCTACTGGGGGCCAGGACTGCCGAAAGATCACACCCAGCTCGTTGAGCAGTGGACTGCGCAGACCCGAATGACCGCTGGCCTGCTGCTCACCCCAACGGACTGGATGGTGGTGCGCAAGGTGGACAACGGCACTGAGATCCCTATTGACTGGCAGCTGTGGCGTGAAACAATCCGCATGGCAGCTGGTACCAAGGTGACTGCCATTGAAGCCACCATTGACACTGGTGCCCTTGCTGATTACATCACCGGTAGTGAATACAATCAATGGCCTATTTCTCCCAGTGACTTTGTGCCTGAAACTAACCAGATCTAAAGTAGACATATAAGCTTTAGGTCGATGACAATTAATCTGGTTGATGTAGCTGTTAACTACAAAGGACTCAAGCATCAGAAAGAAGCTCTTGAGTGGCTCCAGGGTACTCTATCTACTGAGACCCTGGAGATTTTTGCATCTAAATTTAGAACAGAAGAGAAAGCCACTATTTACACCAATGATTGGGCGGGTGTTATGGCAGCAGCTAAAGCAGCTGGTGCTAGATACCCAGAATGTGTAGCAGCTCAATGGGCTCTTGAATCGGCCTGGGGTAGACACACTTCTGGTACACATAACTACTTTGGCCTCAAAGGCAATGGGACCAATGTCAATACACAAGAATTTATTAACGGTAAATGGGTAACAATCACTGCAGGATTTATTAACTTCCCGGATCTTTTTACATGTGTTTGTTATCTTGTTGATCGTTGGTACAAAGACTACAGTAGGTACCAGGGGGTTAATAGAGCTGCTAGTCGGTATGATTGCGCACGTCTCCTTGTGAAGGAAGGATATGCCACTGATCCTAATTACAGCGATAAGCTGATTGAGATCATGGGCCAACAATTAGGAAATGAAGACAAACAAGACAATGTAGTACAGACGGAAAAAATACTAACTGTGCCGTATGAATACCAACTAGATAACCAATCTGGCACTGGGTATAGGGAATGTTTCTCTTCTAGTTGTGCAATGATTGCACGTTACTATGGCAAAATTAATAACGATGATGAATACAATAAAATACGTTCTAAGTATGGAGATACAACAGATAGAAATGCACAACTAAAAGCATTAAAAGAGCTAGGGTTAAATGCCAAGTTCATCACGAATGGCAATAGTGCTTTACTAGAAAACGAAATCCGTAATGGCAGACCTGTAGCAGTTGGCTGGTTACATAAAGGCACAGTAAGCTATCCAACTGGAGGAGGACATTGGACATGCTGCATTGGCTTCACACCTGATGCATTTGTATTCCATGACCCCAACGGAGAAGCTGATATTGTCAATGGCGACTACACCAGCCATGACCGAAAAGCTGGAACTGCCGTTAAGTACAGTAAAAAGAATTGGTTAAGGCGTTGGGAATGTGACGGACAGAACACAGGCTGGGCAATACTGGTGACAAAGTGAAAAAGTATAAAGAACCGTATATACGGGTAAATATCTGCTGGCAAGTAGGCGATGAAAAAAAGTGCGTAACCATGTCCAAAGAACAAGCTTACGCAACTAGGGATTGGGTTGAAAAACAGGCAGGATGCGTGTTCTGGTTTCAGGCTTTACCTGATTAATCAGCGTTGTTTTGCGCGGCCAATCACAAGACCTGCAATCTCAATTAAACGATAGGCTTTACGTACAACCGTATCGTCTTTAGGTGTTGGGGTCAATGCGCAGATAGCAGAACAGGCTGCATGAATAGCAAGTGCTACTTCCAGATAATCATTGAGGCGATGCATGGCAATAATCCATTTCTTTTATTCTACATACTTTGGCTTGTAATACCAGAAAGAACGGTATTTATCTTGTGCTACCCATTGACTTGATTCATGATTAACAAACCATTTTTTCCATACTTGATATTGCTTATCAGGTAATGCAGATTCACAGCGCAATGCAATTGAATCACCTGGTGGCAAATCAATCACCCATTGCCTAACCTGACGAATAGCTAAGGCTTGAATGCGTGGACCAAATTGACCTGTTAATTGCTGACTTAATTTTGTTGTTGATTGTTTTTTGCGTTTTACCAGCCAATCATTGATTTGTCTATTGGATTTGGCTACAGCAAGGCTTGCAAGCCACACACAAGATCCTTTGGTTCTGATGTAAGGTGCCAGCCGCATCTTAAAGATCCAACCATCTGGTAAGTAAATGGTTGTTACTTTTTTTCTTCTAGATATGCGCATCAACAGTCAAAGACTTTACACGAGGCAGCAGATGGATTGTTTTTGCAATACTCACTAAACAGCTGAGTAGTCGTCTTTGGTAACAATGGGCCTTTAGTTGGTTTGCTGAAAAAGCTGATCAATGCAAATACACTTGTTAGCTTAGTCATGACGTTGTTGTGTAAGGGATAAACAAATCTGGAAAACGATCGGTATCTTGATGGTCTCGTTGCCAAGCGTCCCGCCATTCAGATAAAGAGTGTGTGTGCTGATCTTCTCCAGTATAGTCCTCTGCTAAGTCAAGCAATATGAAATCTTCATTAGCTTCTACTGTATTTGTGTCAAGAAACCAAGAAGAACCATTGGGTATGGTTACGGTAACTCCTGATTGAACAGTAGCCAAAATATTGGTATAGGCATTAAAACCACTAGGCAATGTGTAATTAGAAGTAAATATGGGGCCAATTACAAGTGTGTTATTTAAACTAAGAGCATTCTCACAAACAAAGTAATTTCTAGCTCCTGTCTCAAGTAGAAGCTTAGGCTCAATATCTTGTACCTCAATAACCAAGCCAACTTGATAAGCTAAGGGTTCATTGCGCGTAGTTGATACACAAAATAAATAAGAGCCAGGAGATAATGCATAATATCTTTCATCTCCTTTATCAAAACGATAAAAGTTAAATGTGTTATAAAGATCTGATTGAGCATTCATTACATGCCCAACGTATGGATAGTAGGTTTCTCCTTCTGCCGTAAAAGATACGCTATCAGCTTGAAAAATACTTCTACCTTCAATTGGATTAGCGTTTGATTCATAAGCAGATAACTGAATATAGCTTGGCCTAGGTTCGCCTTTAACCAATATCAACCATGCATTCTTTGTAATAGTTACTTTAAACCAGTGGTTATATGCGCCGCCACCAAATCCACCATTGGAACTTTGGCTTGTATCACGATAACCAACAACTTTATTCTGTGGACCTAAGGTGCCACGGAGACAACGCAAAGATGTTTGGCTAAAGGTACCAAGGTTTAATGGGTTATCTTGTGTACGCTGCCGCTGCGCGAGCTGGCTTCTGGACATTGTATTGTTGGCTGTTACCCTATCTCATCATAAGCTTGGGCATCTTTCATGGTAATAGGATGACTGATGGTTGTTTTATGTAAGGAACGGGTAAGGTCAGTCTCTCTGCCAATAGCCCTAGCCTTTGCCATAACCATCAGCTTGGCATTGTCATACTCAAGTTCCAATGGATAAATGGACTGCGGTGGATACTTGGGATTGAATATAGAAACCATATGTAAGGGGTTGCCGCACCAGGGATCTTTACAAATCCTGGTGACAAGCAAGGAGCCGATGTCGCCCCAGGCACACATATAGATTATTTTTTGTAGTGTCATGTTGTCAGATAGTTGTTTGGCATATGTTGAGCGATAGGAAGGAAAGCACATCCTTTTGGGATTATGTGCGTTGGAATTGAATTCAATAGGCCAACAGTCATCTGGCTCACCACGTTTGATTTTGCGCCATAACTTGTCGTATTTCAGCTTGTATGTGGGATGGATGTAGTTAATGTCAAAACCGCAGCGATTAGATACAATCTTGAAAGAGCAGTGGTAGCACCAATTCTCTTTTGCGTCTCTGATGTAGTGATTATGGGGGCACTGGAAGCCGCGATAAAAACCATGTGTTGCCAGCTCATCATCACTCAGATGATCAATGCTTGGTACGTAACGGAAGATGGTCACCAGCTTGCCTCCTGAAGAGATTGTGATTTCTTTTGTTTGGACTTACGGGTTGCAATGAGTTGCTCCCGGTTGTCTTTGGTTTTATTGCTGTAGTGATGTGTAACAGCGTGGCCATCTGGGCTTTGTCCAGTACGTAAGTAGTACACGATCCGATGAGCCTTGAATATTACGCCATCAATACAGACATCGTAAAAGTTTGACGCTGTGTTCAAGCGACCAGCTTGCTCCCCTGGCTTGTAGCCAGCCTTGTGGACCGCCCAGGCCAAGCCTGATGGATGGTCATCAGAGAGAACAAAGAGCTCACACAGGCGCCAGAGGGGCGGCATCGGCTTGTAACTGCTGGACATTACTGCAAGAGGAATTCCAAGAAAAAGAGTACCAGGGGTTTTTACCCGTTATCCATGCTCAATTTGAGTCTTATAGGACAAGGGGAGGAGGTATGTGCATCAAAAATTGCGCATGGAATAGAAATCTCTTAATTAGAGCTAGAACGACATGTCCATGAATATTTTAAACGACACCTCCATGAGTAGTGATTAATGCGTTTTGCCGTCATCAGTGCGTACCCCCGCACCCCCGTACCACGAGTATCATCCCCTTCTTAAGATGACACACCTTTTCTCTTAAGGCTCCAGGCAGGATTCAACAGGACAGTTTTACCTAATGGAGGTGTCGTCTTAATTGCCCATGGAGGTGTCGTCCTAGCCAGAATTAAGAGATTTCTACTCCATGCATAATTTTTAGTGCACCCAACACCCCCTCTCACCCCACATTCCGTATCACCACAAACCATCTGTATCCCACAGGCCACAACCACACCCAATCCCTGGTACACACTCCCACTTAATTCTCACATTGAGACTAACCTCCCAAAGAAAAACCCCTCTGCTCTTCAGCACAGAGGGGCCACTCCCACGGAGATAGGCTACTCAGTTCAACTGCAGCTTCCTCTTCTTACCTTTTTTCTTTCGCTTCTCCTCCTTAGGCTCCTCATCAACGGAGTGATCAACCTCATTCATCACGTCCTCAAAGATGCCACCAAACTGAGACGCAATAGTCTCCCAATCAAACTGAGGATCTGTCGCCCGCATGTAACACAACTCAGCAGTAGCTTCCAACTTGGAACGGTTCTCATACAGATCCGTCAGAATCTCCGCCAGGTGATCGGCAGAAGGGCAGGGAAGCTCACGGCAGTAGTTGGTGTCCACATCAACGTGATCGCAGCGGATGAGGCGTCCGTAGCCCTCAAAGATCTCTTTACAGGACGTATGTGCTGGCACCACCTGAGCAACTTGACATGCGGCATGTTCAAAGTTGACAAGTCCCCAACCTTCACCTTTGCAAGTGTTGACACCTACATCAACAGCGTTGTAGATGGCATTAAGGCTATCCACATCCACGTTGGGTGGATTTGCTCCATTCCCCGTGAGGATGATGCGTCCATTAGGATCCAACCCCTGCTTAGCCATCTCCCTGGCAAAGAGAGGCATTACATCCCAACCTTGGTCCTTAAGGCCCATGTGAAGGTAAAGCATTGCATCAGGCTTGTCCTTGGCAAACTTGGCAAAGGCTTCAACCGTAATATCAATGCGTTTACGGAATTGATTGCGGTTCCCATTGAACACAATAAACGAATCTTCAGAAAGATTTAAGCGTTTACGTGCAGCTTTCTTATCCATGGGATAGAACTGACCCTTTGTCACACCATGTGGAATGACAGCAACAGGCCTTTGGATACCACCCTTAATAAATTCGTGAGCACCAAATTCTGTATAAGAGATGACAGCATCCCATTTGTTAGCCGTCTCATCCAAACACCCCAGCCAGTTGTAAGAATCCATGGGCGCATAACCCACAAACTTAAACTTCTTCTGCTGGTGCAAATCCTCAATACGCCTGTACTGTTCATTAATGATCCACATGTCATTAATGGTAAAGACAATATCCGGCTCTTCTTTCTCAACAATTTCACGAATGCGTTCTTCCCCAAAGGGAGCCTGCTGGAATCGATTAGAAGACGGATAGATCTTGTACTTCTGACAGAGGGGATGCGGATCACCCCAATAGTTGTGGCCCAGGACAACGACTTCAAAGTTGTCACAGATGCGTTCCAAGACATTTTCTGTAACACGAGCAAAGCCGGTCATGGCAACAATGTCACCTGCCCACAGCAGCTTAGGTTTTTTATCCATACAAAATCGGATTCTTTCCGATTAACTATACACAATTTAGAATAGGAAAAAAGCCTTTTGTTGTGGAAGCTTCACTACAAACTAAATTAGCTGGCAAGTTTCTTGCTCTTCAAGGAAATGAACTTTTTCAAGAAGCACAAGAAGGTGTGATGGGAGGCGCTTTAGCAGGCTTAGGATTGCTAGGTACAAACACACCCCTTCCACAAGTCGCTCTTCAAACGTTGGGTGGAATGGTCGGAGGTGTTGGGCTTGGTTTGTTAGGAACACGTATTGGCGCACGTATTGGTGAAGCTTTACACTCACAAGCACTTAAAAATCAAAATAGTTTATTGTCACAAGTTGGTCGTCTTGCAGGTCAAAAAACACTTGCTTCAGGTGCTGCTGAGATGGCAAGATATGGAAAAGCAGGAATTAAACAAGAATTAATGGAGCAAACATCTGCGCGTTTAATGCATGAGGCTCTAGAAAATCCAGTTCAATTTGCAGGGCGCTACGGCATAGATGCTGAAACTTTTCAAAAACATGCACCTCTTGTTAAACAAGGAGGTCGCCTTAAGGCTGGTTTAGAAACTTATGAAACCTTAGGAACAGCAGAAAAACAAGCAATTAAAGAACAAATATAAGGGAAGCTTAAAGAAGGATATGGTCAAGTTGAACAGTTAATCGCCAAGCAAGCAGCAGGAAAAATGGATGAAGGCCTTGCTTATGCAGCCGCTAAACATAAAAATGAAACAATTCCTGGTGTAGATGTGAATATGGGAACTGTATTTGAATCTCTTTTAAAGCCAGCAAAGGATATCACAGGTGAGCATGTTGGGAGAGCTGCAGGTCGTTTTATTGGAGATGAAATAGGTGTTCTTACAGGCATGGGCTTAGGTGGAGTAGCTGCTGGAGCACTAGGAATTAAAAGTGACAAAGATAAAAAGATTGAGCAACTCCAGCAACAGTTAGGTAATCGGTACTATTGATCAGTTGATTGACCACCGATAACAGGTGTAACAGACCTAATAAGCTCACGTTCTTCTGATAGTTGAGCTTTTAACTTGTACTTCAAAAAATCAGCTGCCTTCTTCCCATCAGTCGTGGCACCACACGTATAGAGATCAATTGCACAGTATTCCATCTCAGGCCACGTATGCACAGAGGCATGCGATTCAGCCAACAACGCAAGTAACGTAACTCCTTGCGGCTTAAACTTCTCACCAATAATGCGCAAGATCGTAGCCTTAGCCATCAGAAGAGCGGTTTGCAACCACTCTTCCAACATCTCATAGTTATTCAACAGCTCTGGATCACAGCCATAAAGATCTAGGATTAAGTGCTTACCATTGCTCACTGGATTTCCTCTGCAGATTCTATTTTCTCATCCATCTGCTTATCCAGTACATTTCCGTAGTAAACTCTCCACTCTTCTTTATTCAAGCCCACTTCCACAATGGAAGGAAAGCTTGTGTACTTCTGATCAGAAGCACGGCATGCAATGTTGACAGCACGCATACCTTTCCTGTTCTTGAATTTGTAGACGTTCAGCCCCAGCTGGTGGATACACACATCCATTAACAGAGTCTCAAAACGAGTCCTACCCAAGATGTTGCTATTGGAAGCACAGGCAAACTCGCAGTAGCTGGCGTAGAGCATTGTATCCCAGCCTGCATACACATTAGATGCACCACCCGTTGCCCGCTTAGCCAAGCCCACTGCCGTTGACACCCCTGGATCAAACACCACACAATGCTCCATCCAATCCATGATCTGATTGGATTTAAGGATCTGATCCCTGTGGTGCTTAGCAAAGAAGTCAACCTTATTATTTGTTTCCATCAGATATTCCCTCATCTCTTCTTCTGACATATCCAGCACCCAATTCACAAGCCCTGGAATGAGAGCAGCAAACTCACCGAAAGGACGACCGTTATCGTCCATGTCAATAAGTGTGCGTTGTTCTGCAGAATTGCCAGTAAAAGGCTTGTCAAAAGGAATGGTGAGCCGACGACGAGCCAGACCAGAAGTCGGATCAGTAGTTTGGATGGGTTCATTAGCCGTGATCATAACCAGGCCATTGAACTTAAACGGCTTCTGGGACCCAGCTTGAAACTTACGTTCATTACGGATCAGGTCACGACCAGTAATAGCCTTGAGCACGGAGACAGATCCGCCATACCGTTCAACATCATTGAAGAGCAACAGCTTTTTCTTATAGAGGTTTGCCGTCTCAAACCTATTCTTTTCAAGATGCTCCAATGACGAGATCATGGCATTGTCATCACCAACCAGTGCATGCGCCAAATTTGAATATGTGGACTTACCAGACTTACCAGGTCCCACAATCTCAACAAACTTTTGAATATCAGAGTAACTCAACAGCACTGCACGTAACCAAGCCCTAAGCACCTGGACCCTACCCCAGTTATTTTCCTGTGCATTCTTCAGCCACTTAATGATTGGCTCACAAGTAGCACCTGCGTCATAGTCATATGGCAGTTGCTGTGTCATGCGCAGCTCCCGATCAAAAGGCATCAGTTGCCTTGTTGCCACATTCAACACACCATTCGTAAACAACAACAGATCATTACTTTCGTACCACTCATCTGAGCACAGCTCAATCTTAATTAGCTCCGTAAGATTATTAATCAAGTTAATACCATACCCACTAGGCAACATTTCTCCACTGACGCGATCCACAACCTCCTTAATGGCCCCCTTAATTTCTGTATCAGACAGCTGGGACCAAACACCTTTTGACTTACGTCCGTAGTAAAAGAAGGAATCACGGGCTTGACTGTAGACCACATCCCCCTTAAACTCTTGCATGACTCTGTCAGCAATCTGGTTGCATGAATAGTTCCCTTGTCTTGTTTCCTTGTCTCCTTGCTTGCGCTTTGCACGCTTCTGCTGATGCGGCGCTTCGGCAAACGTCTGTCCCAAATTGGGAGCAAGGACTTCAGAAACATGAACAGCTTCCATGGATTCACCTTCATATTGAGAAAGGAGTTGTGCCTGGTGATCTAACAGCGCATCATCAACAGGAAGTACACGGGAATCATCAGAGAGTCGGACACCATTCTCCTGAGCAATATGCAGAATAGTACCGATGCCTCTGCCACCACCTTTAGTAAACGAAAGCCAGCGCCTGTGGCATTCACCTTCTCTATACTTATCTGATTGCTTAGACCATTCATCCCATTGCTCTAGCAGGGATTCATCCAATGAATGGAGCGACTGACCAATAGCAATCCAGATGTCGTAATCATCTACGGCAGCTTGAGGTAATTTCCACATTGCCTCTGCTGCCTTTTTAATGTCACGATCTAAATCGATCTGAGCATTAACTACAAACCCTGGACCAACAACCCGTGTTGTTTGCCGAGCAGGTACCCCTTGCTTGACATTCTTATTGATGATCTGATTCAGCAACCAATCCGGAAATTCAGGCAACTGCTGGATCCACTCAAACCCTTGATCTTGTGCCGTGTAGTAACCATCCGTATCCGGATGCAACCCCATTAGCACACCTTGGTGCCGACGCCAAAGAATCTCAAGCTTTTCTTTATTGCCACCTGCAGTCCAGGTGTACTTGTTCCTTACAAGATGCTTGTGTTTTTCTCGATCAATCTTGTATAACTTACGCTCTCTCCCTTCCTTGCCACTGAGAATGGTTAAGGTACTGGGGAGTGCATCAGAAAATTCAAGGTTTGAAAGCTGCTTGACCAGTTCATAAACCGTTGGTCCATCCACGTCGACCCAGATAAGACCATATGGATAGTTGTAAACAGGACCAGAATGCAGGCCAACAGCTTTGCATTTGCCACTAATAATTTCTTCCTCAATTTCACGTACCGTAAATGGTTGATTCTGCCAACCAACGATGTAGGGATCCTTGTTGCCACCCAGCGGTGTAAGCGGCCATTCAATGGGAATATAGTCAAGGCGAATCTCTCCTGGCGACAGCGACAGTTTCTGCGTACTAGACATCAGCAATCCCCCTGGAGCACTTCTACTTTAAAGTCTCGTTCAGGAAAATTCTCCTTAACAAGAAGGAAAGCATGAAGATGCATCGGTGTGGGTAGACAAAAAACATCCCCATCTGCCGCATTAGACATGAGGCATTGGAGCGTATTCATCCACTCACCGACAAAGACATGATGAATGTCCATGACGGAGGTGTGGTTTTGGATGTCTATTTATCCTACTTCCGGGAATCCAAAAGGCCGGGATAAAAAGTTGAAATCTTTATGTCTTATCTGCGTCACTAAGTGAGACGCCCATTAACACTGGTTGTTTCATCAACCTTTCATAAATCAGCACAGGATCCTCCCTGGTCTCAATAGCTGTTGATGTTGCCACCGCCCACGCGATACGCTTTTGTTTCTCAATCGGATCTTCTGGATTCCAAGCCATTCTCAATTTCTCAAGTTGTTCATCTGGGGCGCCATCCATAATTCAAATCAGATCTGGGTCTGACTCCCCAAACTCTTCTACTTGATTATAGTAAGACTCAAGAATCTTATACCAATCTTCCCTTAACATATTCAAGAAATTCCTGGAAATCTTAAATACCTGTGTACGTGTTGGCGTTGATACCAAAATAGCTGCTTGTTGTACTGTCATCCCAAGAGTCTGTTCAATTGCAATGTCATACGCAGCTAACTGTTTACAGGTTTTTTTAAACTTCATATGACCACCCAGTAGATCACGCCATTCAACTGAGCCTTTCTCTAAGTCTTTAGGCCAGTTGCGGCTATAAGGCTTGACACTGGTTTTCAAGTCAGCAAGAGTGAGCTTATTATTAACCACGCCAATAATATCGGGAGCACCAGCCCATGCCCTCCCGTCAGCATCGCAACCCCACACACGAGCCACGTCATCAGCACCAACAGTAAAATCAAACTTAGGATCCACTGGAGTTTCAGCCCATAAGACCTCCTGGAACTGATCCAAGATTGGCGGCATACCACACCAAAAATCTTGATACTCTTCCGGAATACTGGGCTCCTTATTCCCTTTGAGATACTGCTCCATGCCATAGTGGATAGCTGTTCCACGCTCAGCAGCAGCCTCCTTAACACCTGGATTTGCTTTTGACCACATCTCCAGCTTACGTTTGTTTGCCTCAGATGCAGTCTCACTTAATATTGTGGTAACTGAGGGAGCAAAGTTAACGGGTAGCGGAGTGCTGTAATGCCGCCTACCATTGATTGAAACCCTAGTTGCGGCCTTATTAAGGTTCCGCATTATATCTGGCTGCTTATCCTGGACTTGAATCCAAGGTTTGGATATGTCTACTTTAGCAACCATCTGAGGTTTTGTATATTAACCTCAATGTACCAGGTATTTTCCTTTTTGCGATGAATGGTTTTGTCTATGCCATTGCCAGCATCTTGGGTGCTATCCTCCTAATCACAGGCATTGATGCCTTCATTTTCATCCGCGAACTCCTGGCAAGACAATGAACGGATTCATGAAGACGTTGCTTTTCATCCAAGGAATGGCTATGTGCCTTGCCTGGTTAGCCAAAGAAATGATTAACGAGTATTGCCCAGACCTAAACTTATTCAAGATTCCAACACATCCAAATGACTATATGTGGTTTGCAGAGCGCTGGAATGGAAGAGTCGCCATGCTTGCGGTCATGTTCATCATGTACTGGGAGCTGTTCCACAAACAATCCATCTGGAGTCTCATCGGTGTCTTGTAATTTGACAAGGTTCTATTACGACATTGAGGAGTGGCCTGTGGTAGAAGATGTAGAAACTATTGAAGCTGAAGAAAAAGAGAAGGAACTCCAGTCAAAAGAAATCACCTATACTCGGATTGATTTATAGCACACACCATGAGCGGTTGGACTGAATACTACGAAGGGATCAAAGGCCGCCTTGGTGCCCGAGAAAAGACCTTTGATCAAATCTTTAAGTTTCTAGATTCCACCAATCATCCCATCATTGTTGAGACAGGTACTTACCGAGAACAGGACAACTACACGGGCGATGGTTGCTCAACCCTTCTCTTTGACAACTACATCCAACACAATGGAGGCCACCTGATTTCAATTGATATTGATCCTGTTGCCTGCAAACTTGCCCGCAGCAACACCAGCTCCAAAACAGAAATCATCCAATCAGATTCCGTTGAGTATCTCTCCAGCTTGAGCGGCAATGTTGCCCTACTCTACCTAGATTCTTTCAACATTACTAATTGGGCAGACGACTGGGAAGCAGCATCCCACCACCTAAAGGAACTGTTTGCCGCCAAAGACATCATTTGCCCTGGCACTTTGATCGTTGTTGACGACAATCTTATACTCAAAGGTAAGCGCAACGGCAAAGGTCGTTTAATCTACGAAGTCATGGATGCCATTGGCATTGATCCTTTGTTTGATGACTATCAAATTGGCTGGATCTGGACCGACTTTGATGACGAGTAATCCCAACCTACCTGTTGTGTTTACCTTACTTTTCTACTCATGACTTGTAGTTCATACTATTACTAGACACATGAACTACAATGTTTGTTATTGCTCCCCTCTTACGTAACCCCAAGGAATCTGAAATGTCTCTGTCTTCTCAAGTCAAAGAATCTGTTGATGCTGCTGCCGGCCACCTGCGTGATGCGCTAGCCTTTGCCGCCCGCACCGAACATCCCATTACCATCAGCAGCCTCACTGACGTTCTATGCCGCCTGGATTCCCTGGAGCACATGGATGAATTCATGCAGCGGTTCAGTCAAACCAAGGACACACCAACAACCCTGAGCTAGTGGCACGTATCACAGAAGAACAACGTCTCCAAGATTACTTCTGGAAACTAGAAACAATGATTCCAAATCCTGGCCCTAATTGGGCCAGGAGTGCTAAGCCATGTAAGTACGCTAAAATACTAGAAGAACGCAAACGGTTATTAGAAGATGGCAGAGAAGAAGAAGCCTGGTCTTTATGCGAACATCAACGCCAAGCGTGAACGCATTGCTGCAGGTAGCGGTGAAAAGATGCGCAAGCCTGGTGATAAGGGAGCACCTACTGCCAAAGCATTTAAAGACTCAGCTAAGACAACAAAGAAACCAAAGTAATTTAAGCTGTTATACTGTGTACAGCAATACCCCCTATGCCTCTCAACGATGCACAAACCTGGGGGTCACTGGGTCGGTAGTCCATTGATAAGGACAGGGCGACAAGCCACACAGAAAGTCGGTTTGATTCCGGCACGACCCCTCAATCTGGTGTATGATTCCCTTGGGTGGAGCGCACCACCACCCTTAACCAGCAAAGTTGGTGGCCGTGGCAATGTTCCCCATGAATCTGGAACAGCGTTATCCTCCCGCTTGGAGGGTTCCCGATGTCTGTAGGGGGATTGACAATCAGACCACGTGAGAGATGGACTCACACCAGCCAAACTCTGCTGCAGCAGATAAGGCGCAAGTCCTGGGGTGGTTCCCCAGGCAACTATTTGGGTACAACAAGGAACGTTGTATTAAACGAACAGTCCCCTAAGCCACAACGTAAACGCACTGCTAAGGTGATCGTAGGTGGATACTGTCGCCCATAATTATGTACAAGATAGAAAGATTAACTCACGAAAAACTCCAACCATGGTTGGATAAAATGCTTAAAGATCCTGAGGCATGTAAGAAGTTCTTGCAAGATGCTGGCATAATTGACGAGAACTGTGAACTTACGGAACCGTACAGATCCACCCAGTCCGAAACAATTGGATAGTGCGGCCACCAGCCTGGGTATTGGACGCAATGCTTTCAGTGGATATGGCGATGGGGGTTCAAATCCTCCCTGGGTGCTGTAGACTATTTAAGTTCGGGATGTAGCTCAGTTTGGTAGAGCGGTACGTTTGGGACGTACATGCCGTAGGTTCAAATCCTACCATTCCGATGTGCTGGATTAGCTCAGTGGTAGAGCAGGGATTTTGTAAATCTCAGGCCAACAGTTCAAATCTGTTATCCAGCTTTTCAAAAGTTAGTTATAGTTATTGCAGTGAATTGTTGATATTAGTGCCAAGTTCCAAGCCAAGGCTTCAAGAGAATCGAAACAAGTTCTTGGAGTACAAGAAGACTTTATCTTGCAGTAACTGTGGGATAGATGACCATCGTATTCTTGAATTTCACCACGTAGGTGATAAGGATCACAACATATCAAACATGGTGAACCATGGATATAGCTGGAACAAAATCAAAGAAGAGATTAATAAATGCATTCCACTGTGCTGCAACTGCCACCGGCTTGAGCACTGGGCGGATTAACGTCCGATAATTTTTCCGGAGTTAAAGCGGTTTAATGCGTCTTCAAATTTAGATCCAAGAACATCCCACCAAGGCCGACCAACTGTCTTCGGTCCAACGCGGCGCTCGCCAGCGACGGATCCCCAAGGAACAAAGGTTTGCCGCCCGCCTCTGACAGCTGTGCCTAGACGAATCGGACGACCGTTTAAAGGCGCAGCTACAAATGCTCCTTGTGGATTCCGGTAAACAGTCGAGCCGTTGTAAGTGCCAACAGCTCTTGGTTGCGGCGCATCTCCACCAAGCTGTGAGACAACTGCAACAGGATTTGCTATGCGGACAGCATTAAGACCAGTGATAGCAGCTGCTGCGGCCCTAGGAGCTACGCGTTGCAGAACTCCCATGCCAGCACCGACAACAGGTGCTGCCAACGTTCCTGCTACATACTCAGTACCAACTTGTCTAGCTGCTGCTCCCACGTCACCTTTTTCAACAGCTTCCCTGAACTTAGGATCAAACAATGGGATAGATCCAGTAAGATCAGCTGTCGCATTAAACCCGGCTCCTAAATGTCCTCGACCCTCAAGAATATTTTTTCCAATTAGATAATTCCTTGTTCCAATAAACTTTTGGAGAGGCGTGAAGTCAGGTGCAGGCACTGTTCCGAGTGAGCTTGGCTCTGTAGCACCACTTATCTTTTGAAAAAATTCTGTGTACGGTTGTAATGGAAGCGTGCGTTCAGAACCAGTTGTAAACCGTTGTACATCTCTTGATCCGGCACCATACCCGCTTGAGTACCCTTGTTCGCTCAGCGGTCCTGCCAACCCTTCTGTTTCATACAAATTTGCACGCCAAGTTGGATTTTCTGCGCTACGGTGTTCCACTGGCGTCAGTGTAGAAACGCCACCAAAAGGCCCTTGCTCTTGAAAAATTCGATTCCTGAATTCGTTTAATGTCTTTTCTTTGAAACCTTCAGGTTTTTGTTGTATGTATCCACGTTCTCTCCAGGTTGTTGGCGTTACGGGTTGCCCGCTAAAGTCACCAATACGATTGGATTGGTTTCGTATCTCTTCAAGTTTTTGATTTAATTTTTCTGGTTGTTTACCATAGTAAGGATCATTTTCAATTAACTGTTGCGTTTCAAAATTAATTCTGTCTTGTATATTTGGTCCTGTTGCAAAGCTGTAATCGTTGCCTGCGTTTTTAGGAATACGAAAATCTTCTAAGAATTGTCTGGCCGCTGGTGTTAATGAACTAGCCCCAAAATCTTTTGGCAGTACCCCAAAGGTCATTTGCCAAGGCCGTCCAGTGTCAGGAGAAACTGCTCCTGGGATGTCTTTAGTTGAATAGTTATAGCCAATCTCTTGGTCAATACTGCCAACTCTAAAATCTTTCCTACCAGTATCTGGTCTATAGGAAGGATTGCGATGAGCAGCTTCGACTGATTTAATCAGGTCTTCATCATTTGCAGGTATTCCTTTGCGACCTACGACATTACCTTCGCCATAAAAATCTAAAATTTCCTGATCAGTAGTTGTACTGCGCAGGTAATTAGTTAAGTATTGATCGACCTTTTGTCCAATAGTGTTAAAAAATCCGGAATCGCTTGGAGCTACTGGCATGGTTTCTACTTCTTCTTCAAGTTAAGGTGTCCTTTTACTGGTGAAGCTAGAGAAGGGCAGGACTGGATGAAAACTCACTAATTTATTTCTTTTTCCCACCATTCTTTGCTTTCTTGGCCGTAGCATTGCCAGCATTCTGCTTAGCGTTTTGCTTTGCTGCTGCACCTTTCTTCTTTTTGTTTTTAGATTTAGCCATTGTAGTTATTCAGTAAATCAATATCCTTTTTGAACCTTTTGTTCTGGATTGCTTATAAAATCATACAAGGCTTGTTCTTGTCTGCTTCGTCTGTTTAGTCTTACTTCATTATTGTTTAGTTCCATTTTATATTCTAGTGGATTGTATCCGTATTTTGTTAAGGCTTGTTCTGTTTCCGAAAGACCAGGTCCTTTTAAAGCCCTGGTTGCTGCATTAAATAACCCACCTATTGTATTAACAGCACGGTTTCCTAATTCACCTATAACTCCTTGAGCAAATCCTGGGTATGCAAAAGTTGAAACATAACTTCCTTTAGCCCATAGATTCTGTGGGTGATTCCATTGAACACCTGCTCTTCTTGCTATTGGCATGCCATGACGATCGGCTTGTATTTCTGCATTTAATATGTGCTGGCCAGCGCCAAGTCCAGCTAAAGCACCTTCGATGCCTGCACTTAATAATGATTGATCTTGATTTGAATCTTTAAGTGTACCTGCTCCAACTACCAATGCACCTGGCGATGCTTGTCGTAAAGGTTCATTTTTTATAACTGATTTAAAAATATCTGGGTTGTTAATAAATGCAAAATTTTGCGGTCGTCTTGCTACGTCAACAGCATGTCCTAATTCATGTGCAACAATCCACGAAGGAGTCCTTGGACCTGTACTTACAACTTTACCTTCAATGTCATAATGCGGACCCATACTTGAGAACATATTATAAGCACCAGTTGCATCAACTCGAACTCCAGCAGGAAGCGTTCCTTGTCCTAAATTTTTTGGTGTTGTGTTTGCAAAATCTGTAGACCAAACACCAGGAAGACCAAGTCGATTCATTTGTTTAGTTGCCGCAGACATTAGTCTTGGCACTTCTCTAAGCGTTGTTCCCCAGCTACCTGAGTTAGCAATGTTTTGGACTTCTCTCTTTATTCTTGATTGAACAGGTTGAGCTGTTGTTGTTACCAAATAACCAAGTGCATCTTGAGGATTAATACTAGAAACTGTTCTGCTTAAAGGATTAGCAGTTCCACCACCTGGCAACCAGCCACCCAAAGATTTATCAGCACGTCTATATGTATTTAATAGTTTCTGGAATAAATTCATCACCCATTCCTCAAAGTAGCTTTAACAAACCAAGCGGCTTTAAAAGCTTGACCAACAAGATCTGCCATGTAGTTTTGGATATCAATAGCACCTACCTTGGCAGCAATAGGTTCTAATTTCTTAGCTTTATTGGCTAACTCTTCAAGATTCTTGTAGTACACCGCTAGCTGATCATTACCTTTATAGCTAGTTACTTTCTGGAGCCCTGGAGAAGCATCAGCTAAACCACAACCACACATTGGCATCAGGTAATCCATGCTGCGTACAAACTCAGCAAGGGTATCAAACTGCTCTAGGTGCGCTTCATACTGCTCTTTAAGGAAGGCATGCACCCCAAGAAAGTTTGCACCCTCGTAGTTTAAATGGATTAAGTGACTCTGGGTCTCAAGATCCTTTAGATACGAGCACAGAGAGATGCACTGCTGGATAAAGGATCCAACATCAGTCCCTTTGGATTTAGCAGGAGCCTTGGGCTTTGCTTGCTCTTGCGGCAACTGTTGAACAACAGTAAGTTCAGGCTGAGCAGGCGCTTGAGGAGCAGGGGTATACATAGATTTCTTGCACTAATACAAGTTTATCACTGAAGTAATGCAATTAAAATAAACATAATGGCAACATGTTAGATGGTAGCTCCAAATCTTAGAGGTGTTTCTAATCTTGTTAGAGATACTGCAGTTAGTCTTAACCCCTTTCTAGAAAACATTCTTTCTAAAGAAAGACCTGCAACAGGCACAAAAATAACACCCAATGATTTTGGTAATTACTTAAACTACTTACAGAATAAAACCGGAAAAAATATCATTGTTCAACCATTCAATCAACAGTTTCCACAAGGAAATCCAAATACACTCGGGGCATTTTTTCCAGAGCATCCTACTGGTGGCCTATTTAACCCACCAAACAAAAGCAATGAACGTAACGTGTTCCTTGCACCAGGAGCAAGCTATGAGACATTAGCGCATGAAGTTGGTCATACCAGAGATCCAGATTTACGCATGTTAAATGCCCAACAAAGAACTGCTCAAACAAGATTTTTTGACACACCAACAGATTATTTACAACATCTTTTTACCAATCAAATACAACCAAACGTAAAAGCTGAAACAGAAGCTCAGCGGTATGGTGCAAAAACAGTAAGAGAATATGCATCATTAAATCCTAATCTAGGAATTGACACTAAATCTTTTGAAACAGATCCATGGTTTAAAGGCTATCCTTCCTCTTATGCAGATGAAACTATTCAAGACATTTATGGTTTAAGCATTCCACAATATCAAACTACAAATCCTACAGATGCTTTGGATCAACCAGCAACAAGAATTTTTGCTAGGCAAACAGGAACACCTTTAGGGTTAGCTCTTGATCCATCGTTCCAACAAAAAACAAAGGAAGTACAAGATTGGACTAGCAAGTATGTTAACTCCATGTTGGATAAGTTTTAACTAGTCATTCAATTAGAATGAGTAAAAACCAATGGTGTTATGGCTAACCAAGAAGAAAATCTATTCATTAACTATCCAGTTTTAACTGCACCTGCATCTGGTGTATCGACTGTAGTACAACTACCGCCTAAGCTTGTAACCAAGAACTATGTATTGTTTGTTACCGTTGCAACAGTTGATACCAACGTTGTTGTGGCACTAAATGGTTCAATTGATGGCACCAATTGGTCTAAGGTTATTGCAAACCAAACTATTACTGCAAATGGCACCACCCATTACAACGTAGCAAACCACCCGGTTAAATACGTTCAACCTGTCTTTGTATCAGAAGCAGGTGGTACCAATGCAACAGTTTTATTCAGCCTTGCTGCTGGGGGTTGATTTTTTCTTAGCTTCATAGGCAGCATGTCGCCAGTCCTTACGCAGGTGACCATAGTCCCTGGGCTCTGTGACACTTACATCTGTTGCACCGCAAACACCACATGTACCCATGTGGTGTGTTGAGCAGTGATGTGTTGGTCCAGTGTACACACCTTTTTTATACCAGCCACCAAAGTCCATGCCACAGGTATGACAAACCCATTCTGGGTAAGGAATAGGGTTCATAATTACAGGTTTATTTGTCATTGTTTTTTTCTCCTTTAATCAGATCAACAAGTTCTTGAGCATTCTCATAGTCTTGTTTTATTTGTTTTACTGAATCCATTGCAGCATACAAGAAAGCTTCATACATTTGAGCAGCAGTAAGTTCATTAGCAAACTCAGCTAACGTATCACTAAAGTGCTCAACAGCTGACTTGAAATAACAATCTTGGTACCCAAGGCTGGAACGCCAATCCTCTAATTGAGAATTAGTTGCATTAGTGGTGTCATGAAGTTTTTCGCGTGAGTCTTTTGTTACCAGGGGCTCATCCATTTCAGCAACAACGCGGTGTTGTTTGTACCAGATTTGCCAATCTTTAATCGCATCCATGGGTGCGTTTTTAGTCCAGCCGGGGTCAGTAGATTCCATAAGTAGGAAGGACGTTCCACTATGGTGGCCCGTCCTAACAAGATGTGCAAGAAAGAAACCTTAAGAAGCAAGCTCTGGTGTCAGCAGACCTTGCTCATAAAGGTCAATGGCTGCCATCATTTCAAAGAACCTATCACGCATGATGGGCCCTGCTTCACGGATGCAGAAGTCATGCCAGAGGCCTGTGTAGAGGCTGTGCATGGGGTGAGCGGGGTCTGTCCTGTTACTGCAGCGGTACATGTGCTCGGTGAAGTCTGCCTTGCGTTGCTCGGCCTTTGCGTCCCACCTAAGGAGTTGCTCCTTAAGCCAGGGGGTATCAAAAGCACCAGCAGTATTAAGTTTTGTTTTAAGATCAGTTGTCATCGGAATCAATTCCAGTAATAGAAACAAAAACAGCTTTGATGTCTGGTGTTACCTCATAGATAAGGTTTTCGACATCATCTGCTAGAGCAATAGCAATGTCTTGTTTGGTACGACCACCAAACGAGTTGTATTCAATGTCTACCTCAACAGCAAAGGAGACGGTAAGCTTTGGTACAGGAATTGGATCCATCGCTAGGATTTAAGACCCTCTTACCATAGCAGTAATTAGCTGTTTAGGAGACGCTCTAAAGAATGTGCTTGACATTCCTGGTAGTAACCAAGTCGTTTTTGAATGAGATTGTAGTAAGTAACAGCAGCATCAACCATCTCTTCTGCATCCATAGATGCAGCAAGGTTTTCATTGCTTAACATGGCAGCTGTCAAGATGACAACACCATGCTCCATCTTGGAACCAATCGTTGCAGAAAGGGGTGTACCATCACTGGTGAACCCTGCCAATAAACGGATCAGGTTTTCATCAGCCATGGTACACCTCTATGTATTATTCAATTGTATGTGAAGTTATTTTTCAGACTTAGCAATCCAGTACCAGTAACACCGTGCTGCGTTCTGATGAAAACGTTTACCAAGAAGAAGCTTAAGTTTCTTTTGTTCAAGATCCTCTGCTTTATCTTGTTGGTAAGGGAGGGGCTCAGCACCATCGCATAGCATACCCATCTCAAGAGCATTCATTTCCAGCTGTAGATCAAAGTCTTCTACGCTGTGGTTATGACATGCCATCTTGATGCGTGCATCTTCGATGTCAACAGGAGGTTCAAGCTTCTGGTAGAAGTTCTCCTGCATATTCGGATGCATCCATCTCCAACCGGTTGGAGAAAAGTCGTCGTGTACGGATGGAATATTCTTGTGCAACTTTGACTCCTTGTGGTAGTTGTTGCCCGGTTTGGTAGGCGTTACGGATTGCATCGACGTTAGGGAGGATTTCAAGTTTGGTTTTAGGTTCTGTCCTGTCGGATAGGACTTCTCCTGATATTGAACGTACCACGGTTCTTCTAGTTGTGGTTGTTTCTTGTTCGATGCAGAATTTAGATTTTTGTTCAGTGTCCCAAAGGTTAGGGTCCGACGTGACTTCAACGGTTAACTCCTTCTTCTTGACTAAGGTGAACTGATAGTTGCGCCCTGTAATTTTATTGGAGTCGTTGGGCAGAGCGCGACGTAACCAGCTTAGCAATCCCTTGAGAGACTTGATTTGAGATTCGTGATGGCGTTTGGAATCCGCAATCATCTCTGATTCTTTCTTGATGCGTTCAATAGCATCTTCATGGGATGCCATTGCGTAATGGATGCGATCAATCTTTTCTGATCGGAGGTTAGCACAAATTTCCAGCTCTGCTTTTGCCATCTCCTGGGACTGAGGAGTGAGCAAAGGAAGAGAGCGTTCCAGAGCAGCATAGTGCTCATAGAGCTGAATGATGTTTAGCGTATTGAGTTTTGTTGAAGTAATTTGTGTCATGACTCAGATGAGGTTGAAGTGAGCTTGGAGTTTGTTGATGCAGTAGGACAGCAGCATACCAGCTGCAGCCCACAGCAAATCTTTAAGCACTGGAGCAATGGCACCAAGGATGGATTCAAACATGAACTTGATTTAATTGAGATGGGTTGTGGTCAGTTTAACGTCATGACCAGGACGCACTATTATTCCATCGGTTTATTTTCTTCGGCTGCAATCAATACTTCAACTAAATTAAGAAGAATTGTTTTAAGAGAATCAATCTCTTTCTTCAACTCTGTATTACTTACATATAGTTCAATGCTTTCAGGATGTTCTTCTTTATGTTTCTCACGAGCGCAGTCATTGGTTCTGTAAACAACATCATCAAAGAGCTGACGCTTAACATCCTCTGGCACACCCATTTGGTAACCAGCCGTTAGCTTATTGCTAAACCTATAGTACAGATCAATTAGTTGATCTGCATTCTTAAGGAACAGCTTGGTATACTCTGGATCATTCAAGCCATACTGATCAATAGTCATTGTCAATTTCCTTGTCAAGAGTTTTGGTTAAAGCATCGAGGAAAAGTTGTTTTTGTTTTTCCTCACCCCATGAAGTCCAAAGAGCTAACTCCGGATCTTCTGGATCCCAGTCAATCTGAATTGTCAAAGACCCATCAGGTTCTTCAATCGTTGTTAGCTGCAGCTTGTCGATCCAATTCGTGTTCGACATGACCAATCAGAATGTTTTGTGCATAGTCTTCATGATGCATCTTAAGTTCTGCAGCTAACTTAACAAGTGCCCAATGGGTGTCTTCTGGAATGTCCAGATCATAACGTTGGGTTGGTGTCATTGTTTCTTGAGTGCAGTCTTAAGTTGTGGCAAAGAAGTGCCAGGGTATGGCACATAACCAGCATCTAGCATACTGTCAAACAAAGCCCATGCATCAGCTTGCGTAAAGACTTCATCTTTCTTGTAGGTACGCCAGTGTGTTAGCGGTGCCTGTGACCCATGCTTGGTATGCAGCAATACAAACTTACCGTCACTGGTTGCATCTACCGGTGGAGCATAAAACCAAGCCACGCATTTATCTGGTGTACCAGATGGTGCTGCATTACGTACCTCTGTGCGCTTGCATAGCAGTTGCCTGTACTTAATAAACCAACTCAGGTGGATGCACCAGGGCATGATTCCTTCTGCTTCTTGTCTGAGCAGAGGAAGATTGTGGAGCTGACGCTGAAAGGACCCGCATGAACACCAAGGTTCACATGTCGGAAGGGTACTCTCGTCTTCCACCAACTCAGAGTCCAGATCAATGGGCCGATCTGTAGACCGCAACCCGTCCGGCGCAACCAGATGCCCCAGGTCTGTTTGGTCAGATTGAAGGAGGGTTGTGAGTTTGTGTTGATCTGATAGGTGTATAAATTTGTCTGCCCAGTGGTTTTGTAACTTTGCGTTGGGTGTTGTGTGTCCGAGTGCATGGACATAGTTCCATCCTTTGAAAAGAACATAGGCGTTGTTACGCCATATGCTAGGACCCCTATAGTTAGGACCTAAATATGAAAAGAAATCCTTAAGCCTACCCTTGTGGCATATATAAGCTTTTCTTATCAGTTCCCTGTTGTAAGTCTGCTGGCTACCATCGCGGCGCACCACGCAACAATCATCATCTCGCAAATAAATGCCAGCAATTTCGGTGTCATCAAACCCATGGAACGCACGGCCAATATTCGTGCGTGTGTAGATAAGTTTCTGACCTTCATTGAGTTCTGTAAGTTGAGCAGTTGTCATGGCTAATAGTGTGTTGTGGTTTGAGTTGAGTTGGAATCAGATCCCCCAGGTGTCTTCCTCAGGGATAGGCTTCAGCTTACCACGGTACTTGGTCCGCTGGTACGCCTGACGACTGATTCGATAGGTGCCGTAGGCCAGCACACCCCAGGTAATGGGGCTGCTTACGACCAGAGCTACTAGGCTTCCTAGCCCAGCAGCAATGGCACCTGTCTGTAATGCAGCTTTTTCTTCAGGTTTCATTTTGAATCTCTGATTGTTTTTGAGTAGAATGTCACTAACAATTACATAAACAATGGAAGAATCTACACAAGAACTTGAGTACACTCCATTGCATGCGTTTGAAATTGAACCATCAATTGATGATAAGTTCTGGGAAGAAAAGATCAAACGCTCCATTGCTGAATGTAATTCCGTTAGTGAACTAAAAGAGATGGCAACCCTCTTGGCGAGGATTGCCACTCAACGTCAAGGAATTATTAAAGGTTTAGTAAAGGACATTCGGATCTTTAATCAAGTGATTATCAATCCGAATGACCTAGCTAATCCTTCTGTTAGTGTTAGCTCAGATCAGAATCCTCACCAGTGATGGGGTTACGAGAAGGCAATGCCTTAACCTCAATGGCATCTGTGGTACGAGAAGCAGGCAATACTTCTACACCATCTTTCATACCATAGGCACCACCCAGTTTCTGTGCATCCTGCTTGGCATGGATGTTGATGTAATCAAAGAACAGTTCCTGGTACTTCCAAGTTGATTCACGATCTTCATCTGGAATCGACAAACGATTCAAAGATTCAATCGCATCTTCTTGTGTGCTGTAATCAGGAATGTCAAATGATTCAACAGCGCAGATCTCTACGTTGTTAGCACCACGCATCTCATTAGCCAACACAGGAGAGAACACTGTAGTGGCATAGAACTTCTCATTGAAGCTCAGAGGAATCTCAGTATCCAGAGCTTTGCTCAGACACTTAGACATCTCACGCTCATAGATACGTACCTTATCAGATACATCTGTACCATTAAGACCTTTCAGCGTCAGCACCATAGGAATATTATGGGCACGCTTGTTGTCTTTGGTCAGCAGGTAGATCAGGTATTTGGTCCGCACACTGTACTTGCGCTTGTACAGCTCACCTTTGCTGCCGGCAAGATCAGATGCAACCTTATCGGCTTCAAACAATTCCTTAACCTCAGGGTTATCAAACGTACCAATCGTTTGCCTCATCCCTGTGGTTTCCTCAACCATGAGGGGAGAACGTAGAAGGATTTGAATACGAGGCTCAGTAAAATTGAGTCCTTCTTCCACTGAAGTGTTGGGAGCCATGCCAAAAGTTTGCTTGTAGTTCCAGATAACTGAACCTGTAGCAAAGTCACTTTCAGTGGCACTCCATCCGCAAGTGTCCAGGTCTGACTTCCGCACGAACCAACCTCGTGTCTTGGACTTGTTAAGAGGTTGAATTGTGACGAGGTTCTGGTACCCAGAAACAAATTCCTTAGATTGGAAAATTTGGAAAGAAGCAATGTCACGCTTGGCAAGGGAAGAGGTTTTCTTCATGGTCATTTTGTTGGTAGAAGCAGGGAGTGGTGCAGAAGTTGTTTCAGGTTGGATTTCATCCATCCAGGAATCACTCAAGATGTCAATCGGAGTTGAAGTCATGGTCAGTTCCGAGTGGGTTAGTGGATGAGTTTAACGTCATCCCAGGACGGGCCATCAGTTTAAGTCATCAGCTTCTTGCTTAACTCCCTTCTTCTTTTTCTTTCTAAGGTCTTTTAACATTTCTTTGTTATCTTCATGGATCTCTACAAGATCCATAGACTCCATGGATTGAAAGTATTCTTCTGCAAAAAATTGCAATGCAGTGTAAATACAAATGTCATGGTGACCGCAACCCCTTAAGAACTGAATGAAGTTCTCAATGATCTTGTCGGTAAAAACCTGGTCAAACTTAACAATGGTTTCAGTACCATCTGAGTCTTCATGTAGAAAACAAAACTCACTTTTCAGTGGCTTGACAGGAGTGTGATCAGACATCAGAACGGAACCTCTTCATCGATTTCAGTTGGAGCAGGGCCATAGTGTCCAGGGAGATCAGGCAGACCACCACCTGAGGCTTTGTTCCAGGGATCAGGAGTTTCGTCAGCAGTGCGGCCACCCCAAAGCGTGGCAACATTCTCAGTAGAGGCAACGGTGGTTTGCGGTGTAATTGGCTGCGGTTCAACAGATCCCTTGGGAGCCAGGGTCATATTAACCAGCTGGATCTTGGTCTGAGATTTCTTTTCTTTTGTTTCACGGTCAATCCATGTATCTGTTACAAGGCGACCGTTAATGGTTAGACCAGTTCCCTTGCGTGTGAAGTTAACTAACAATTCGGCATTGTTAAGTTTGTCCTGTGCATTGTTCATCGCAAAGAAGTTGAAGAGATCAGCTTGATTGCGACCAGTGCTAACAGATAGTGTTTGATTGCAAATCATCAAACCATCTGGTGTTGTACGAAATGCACGTGCGTCATCGTGGTCAATGTCTTTAATACAACGACCACTCAAGATGATTGTATTAAAGATCGGGAATTGTTCCGTAACCGGAGCAATAATTCCTCCATGTAACAAAAACGTTTTGGTGTCAAGATCGTGACGTAGCTTGGCGCCGTGAATGTAGATGAGGGATCCTTTGGGTGCTTGGACAAAACGCTCTGCGTTTTTTCCATATACATTGAGTTCAAGTACAGTAGGAGCTTTCTTGCCAACAGGAGGCAATGTTACCGAACAGCGGATAGCTGTAGCTGTTGCACTAATAAATACTTCCCGTGGAGTTTCGTTAGTTTGAGCGCAGACAGAAGCAAAGTTCATGAGTACAGATGCAAGGTGTTAAGGCAGTTTAACGTCATACCTGGGACGAATAATCATTTGTTGGGATTTTTACAGGCATCACGTAAAATCCAAAACAAATAACCAAGAGCAAATCCTTGATACCAAGTAAAGTCAAATGCACATTTAATCAATGTTGAATAAACACCAAGAGTAAGTAATTCGTTAAGTAATTTTACAAGTAAGTACATGGTTAATGTGTATCAGCCCACGTCTTGCCAACGCGGGAGTCGCCTTCAATTGTACATTTAAATCCAAAGAACGCACCTGCTTGGGGGAAGGCTTGCAATGCTTGTTCACGGATGTGTTCTGTGTGCTCAGGCTTGCATGCCAACTGGACTTCGTCATGGATCATAAGCATTTGTTCCCACTCCTGACCATGTGGTAAAGCCAGGTTTTGTTCAATGTTGTTGTGCATATTAATTACAACTTGTTTCATGATGATTGCACCACTGGATTGCAACAAAACATTCAATCCTTTAAAAGCGGAACGACAATGTAGAGTGCGACCATCAAGACCAATAAGATAACCACGAGTTCCAATAGTCTCTTCAATCTTTTGTTTAAGCTTTTTCAGTGCTGGTACACCACGCATAAAACCATCGATAGCATTACGCCCTAAAGTTGCAAGTACCTCAGGATCTTTCTCTTCTGCATTGATGATAGTACCTGCTTTAATTGCACCACACCCGTATAGAAGCCCATATAAAAGACGTTTGCTTATGTCCCTGGTTGCTACACCAAATTGCTCTTGGTTATAGCTATGGATATCTACTTCTGGATTAATAACCATTGATGCATACTCACCATCATCCCAGAGGGCAAGATAACCAGCTAAACAACGCAGCTCCAATGCTTTGGCATCAATACCAATAAGATCCCAACCTTGCGGGGCATGGAACAAACTACGGCACTCATGACCATAAGGTGAATAGCTTGCTGGTACTTGACCCATGTTTGGGTTGCGGTGAGCACAACGACCTGTGATGCAACCATTGGTTACTAGATCACCATGCATACGACCAGTGTCATTGTTAACAAGCTTGAGCCATGCGTTACGACCATCTGCTATTTGGCCAAGACGCTTCTTAACCAACATGTATTCGGATAACTGAATTGCCTCGGGATATGGAAGTGCCGCAAGTATATCGTCATTAAGAATTGGATTACCTTTCTCCGTAGTTGTTTCAGGGGTCCATCCGTACTTTGCTTGTAGCCTTTGTACAATCTGCTCACGAGAGCCAGGATTAAATTCCTCCCAATGTACTTTAGTAAAAGCTTGGCCTTTAACGTAACCCTTCGTGGAGTTGTTAACCTTGGGGATAAAGGTAGTCTCATGTTTGATAGGTGGAAAGATTTTTTTTAAATGAACTTCGAGTTCTTTTTGTTTTGTTCTAAGACCATCCACAAGATCAAGAGATGCATCAACGTCAAAAGGAATGCCTGCTCTAATTTGTTTGTTAATGGCAATAGCAAAGTCGTGTTCAAGTTTGTAAGCTGCTTGCGGATAGTTTTGTTTGACAATGAATTGCCAAAGGCTAAGGGTGACAACAACATCCTGGACACAGTAGTCCAACATCTCTTGGCTGTATTCACTGAAGTCTTTGAAGTCGATCTTGTGATTGGCCAAGCGCCATCCCCAAGCCTTAAGTGATGCGGATCCACGGTTCTTTTCTGGAACCTGCGGATATTGTTCTGTGTCAAGGTCATAGAGTACCTCCTTAGGCCAGATCAATCGAGTGCAAATAAGTGTGTCTACAATCCGACTTTTGCAGACAAATGAATGCAACTTTTGCAGAACAGGCAGATCATAAAAGATGATGTTGTGCCCTATCAAAACATCAGCGGTTGCCAAATGATCAAGAGCAATAGCAATGCAATCAGGCCCATAAGTAAAAGTTTGGTTGGCTCCAATGTCATAGATGACAATGCAATGGATAACGGATACAACGTCATACAACCCATCCGATTCCAAATCAAAGATGAGCCAACGTTCATCGCTGGAACCTGGCGCAATCTTGAATTGAGAGTTCTTCACGATTGAGGACATGATCATTCTGCTGGATCCAGGACAAAATCTTTTGTGCACCTGAGCGATACGGATGACTAAAGACTTTTCCTAATGCTGTTTCCGAGTCTAACGGAATCAACTCAAAAGAATCAGTGGAAGCCCGGACACCATATGGTGTACCAGACTTCCAACATGCCAGCAGATAAGCCATTAATCAGTTAGGTATAACTAACTGATAGTAGCGGGTCTAAGCAAAGACGTTAATAGGTACGGATTCTTTTTGGAATGTTTTACCGTACCCAACGAATCCCTTGTCTTTCTTACGTTGAGACAAAGCTTTCATGGCGTCTGATCCAGCGCGTTGGCTGCCATGCACAAGGAGTGCAAACGGCTTGTTGCCAAAGCAATGGCTGTCGTCATGGTCAATCTCTAGACCACGCTCTTTAGCTTCATCTTCTGTGTATACCACATAAGCAATACGCTTGAACACATCTGGATACTTTGGCAAGAGATAGTCAAGCGTACCACCGTAAGATGCAGTGAGATAGAAGTTAGATGGCAGCTGATCACGTAAGTTCAACCACATGCCAAGAGACTTGGTATAGGCATAGAACTTCTGCTTAGGTCGCTGTGCTGCAACCATTGCCCATGCACGCATGTAGGTTTCAATCCAGAAGTCACCACTCTCATGGATGCGTACAAGTTCCTTCTCTGGTTCCATCAACAACGACATGTCAATCAGATCACGCATCAGCATTGACTGATTGCCATTGAGATGGATGGTATTACGCAGCAGATCCCAGTTATGCCAACGTGCATCACGTACGGTTGGCCTAGTCTCTGCCATTGCAGCAAAGCAGCGGAACTCATCCGCTGTAGTACCAGTGTGCTGAGGTAAGTCAGTAATGTTACCTGTGACACGATCTGCAAAGGTCTTGCATACACCAGCATGTGGGCATGCATAACCCGCTGGCAACGAAAAGATCAAACGATTCTTGAGCTTGCCGTTCCCAGTAGAAAACTTAAGAAGTTTCATGATGTTGTAGTGAGTTGGTGTGGAGCAGTTTAACGTCATGCTTAGGACGTGTCAAGTAGACTGTTGTGGGACGCAGAAGAGCAGCGTCAGTCCCGAGGGAGTCAGGGTTTCTGCTGCTTCCCCTGGCTAGTAAACGAATGACCTTGCGGCTTGATCACCGTGAGGTCACACCCTCTTAGAAAAACAAACGACTAATGCGTTGTTCCTCAGGTGGTTGCGTTGTGTTGTCTTCTCCTGAGAAGGCAACTTCTCCAGTGACTGGGAATTGTTGACAGAAGATTCGTTTGATTTCTTCTGCAATTTGTCGGTGTTCTGCTTGAGTTCCGTTGTCACAACGTAGCTGTAAGTAATGGATCCATGACCGCAAGGATCCTTGCATATAGATTCTAGTCTGAGCTGCCATTGGCAGAATGTTCCTGGCGCACTCTTTAGCAACACCAGTGCTTATCATCTCACGATAGAGATGTTCAGCATCCTCAAAAAGTTGACTGATACGTCGGTAATAACTACCAACCATCTCTGTATCTAAATCATCAATACTATTTTGTCTGTTCTTATGATCTTGTCTACGCAAGTGTGGGATGACAGCAGAACCTAGTTCACTGACATCTGCATAGCGAGCACTAAACTCCTGGAAACTAAATGAGCGATGTCTAATAATCTGTGCAGATATTGCACGGGTTGTGTTAATTTCAACACACATGTTAGCCATCTCATAAGGAGACCAATGCTTATGTTGAATTAAATAACGCAACAACTTAGGAGCAGTCTCCATATTCTCCTGATTTTTTGGGGCACTGACACGTGCCATATAAGTAATTAGCTCCTCTGCGTTGGGGGTTACCCAGATCAACTTGACATTCATGATCATTCTCCAGGCACAATGATTTGATTCGTCAGTTCTTGTAACTGATCAATAGGACAAATACGCATCTGAGCATGAGCTGTTGGTGATGTCAAATGATCCCACTGAATAACTAAGAACTGCATGGTACGACCATCTACATTACGCTTGGAATCAAAGCCAACTACTGTGCCATAGCGTTGGTTACGATGCTGCGCAATGCGATCACGTGTCTCTTGAGTGCGTGCAAAGACACCACGTAGCTTGGGGCGTTCAGCTACGCGATCACCAATGCTGTATTTAAACTTAGCTTTAGTTGGCATAAGGCAAAGAAAAATGAACACAATCAAATGCATCCTGAGTGTTGTACTCAGGTAACTCAAAAGAACATGATGTTCTGTTATTGAAATGACATCTAATACATTTGATCTCCTGTTGAAGTGGGAGTGGTTGCAGGGTAGCAGTACCAGTAACAAGCTGGGTTAGCTTTGCAACAATTTGTTGATTGGCTTTAGCTTGTTCAAAGAATTCGATTGGTACTTCATATGTGGTATCTCTATAACCACAATGATCACACATGCGCCTGCGTCGCATGTATGAATCAACCTTACGAGATTCCTTGACTAACATCCTCCCCGTCTTGCATTGATTGCAGTGAGGTACCTGTCCCTTCGTGAATGACATGTTTGTAAAGTTCTAAAGAATCAAGGATGCTACAAACGTAACTATCTCCAAGGATCTTAAATGAGTCAATGATTAACTCACGTTCATACCCATCTTTACTGTAGTAGTTAGTAAGGATATGCTGAGCTTCATCAAACCCACACGGATCATTTGTTAATTGCTCCAGTACAGTAGATGGCATGTTATCAACAATGGCATTAATCAATGCAGTGTTAACAACAGGCCACGCTTCTGTAGGAATTACAGAAACAACTTGATCAACAAGGTCTAAATTAATTGAGTCAGTCATTGCTCACCCTCCAGCTCGGCGGCAATGGCGAGGATCTCGGCGCGTGTCATTTGGCGCTGTTCCCACCATCCGTCGCTAAGAAGTGCGTAGCCGCGAGGCCATGGTTCACCATCGCCACTGGGTGGATCTGACTGGTGCGGCACCACCTGATCCGCTAGCGCAATAAGGGCGGCGGCAAGACCAAGCATGTCGTCCTCATCAAGCGCGGCATCACGAGCCCGCTCAAAGGCATCCAACACTGCTTGCGCGGCGGGGGAGAGGTCAGGCATCGAGTTGCTCCAGTGCGTGGCGGACAACATCCAAGTCTCTGAGGTCCCAGGATTTCTTGTTGCCTTGGATGAGATCAATCAGGGCAAGGCTTTGCTCCTTCAAGCTCGGTGGCTTGGGGCGGCGGGCGGCGCGAAGCTGAGTTGACTTAGGAGCCAAGAGGTAATCGTCAAGCCACTCACAGCACGCCTCCAATTCCTGGTTGGCGCCCCATTGGACGGCAATTACAAAGATTTCCTGGGTACTTATTGGTAAGTTGTCCCACTTATCCAGTAGCTCCGGCGGTGGGGTGATGTCAGTCATTGGTCTAACTCCTTGATGAGTTTCTTCGTTTGGGTCAGTCATAAACTACAGAAACAACAATAAATGAAATACCACAGATAATAAAAATGATTAGCAATGTGTCCATCAAAAGAAAAGACCCCAGCTTGCGCCGGGGATCTGTCAGCAGTTCAAGTGTAGCTTAAGCAGGCTGGACACTAGTGTCAATGGGCGGCTGCCCTGTACCAGATTCCTTAAGCTTGTCTAGCATCTCAACCATGATGGTGGCATGCAACTGTGTCTGCTCCATAAAGTGTTTAGCTCGATCAGCTGAGATGGTATGGACATTGCCATTGGGTTCTACATAACGCCAGCTGCCATCAGGTTGTGGATCACCTTGGAGCGCAAGACGTTCTGAGTTGTGGACGTACCGCAACTCAATGTTGTGGTAATCCTTAAGTCCATCTTGTGCAGTCCATGTCGCACCTACGTTGTAGCGCTTGTCTTCATCACTGAAGGCATGGAACTCAGGAATGATGTACTTAAAGCAAGCAAAAATTGACATGATGTTGAAGTTGCTGTGTGGGTTGGTGGCTGGGACTTACACCATAAGGATGCCCAGTGTTTACGTTACATATTCATGAGTAAGAATATAATGCAAGGTTCCTTTAGAAGTAATGCCATACTTTTCCATTAAAGCTTTATAACCTAAACCATTTGAATGGTCAAGTTTAATTTGATTTACTTTCTCATTTGTAAATTTACGTATAGAACTAGATGCCTTAATAGCATGATTCAAACGTTCTTCCGGACTTCTATCTAACATGTTTTCAGTTTGAGTTCCAATGCAAATATTTCCAAATGAATTATCTTTGCTATTGCCGTTTAAATGTCGAACCAAGATACCCGGCTCAAGCAATTTGTCTTGATACTTTTCATATGCAACTAAACGATGCAGAAATACTTTAACTGTTTTTGAACCAAACTTTACATTAAAAAATAGATAGCCAGACTTAGAGCAACTGAGTTTTAATGGTTGCTTTTTAACAATCCCATAAACAACGTTATCTTTAACTCGATAACCTTTTTCATAAGCTTGTATTAAAGCAGCTTTAGCTTGGCTCATAAACATAAAAAGAAAGACTGCCGGCGACGAGATTCGAACTCGTACTTGAGTGATTTTAAGTCACTTGCCTTCTTCCGATTGGGCTACGCCGGCATCACTTGGACTTACATCAACTGTGATTGCAGTTGAATGCCAAGTGTGATCATGAGGTAATGGCTCAGTACCATAATCCCATGTATCATAGTCATCCTCATTACGAGGATCTTCAATCAGTACATAGTGTGGTGAGTGATCATGAATGTATTCACCAATGTTTGCCATTGCCATGGCAAGCAGCTGTTCATCAGTGTAGTCAGGCATGAAAGAAAAGGCCACCTATGCCAAGCATACGATGGCCTTGCTGTGGCTTCAGCTCTTAGATGCTAGCTCAGCATCCCTGGCTTTCAATGCCTGACTGAATGCAGTTGTATACAATTCTTGTTGTTCAGGTTTAAGTGATGTGTTGGATACCCCCTTAATTTGATTAACATTCATGACGCCATTGTTGACATCTAGCTGGATGGTAAACACAGGCTTGTTATCAATCATGCACAGTACAATGAAATGTTTCTTCTTGCGTACACCTTCTGCATAGCCTGATGCAGAGCCAACGCAGTTACGTACGGCCTGGCCCCAAGCTGCAAGTTGATGTGTATCAATGGGCTGGAAGAATGTCCATGTTGATTCACCAAGTGAAATCTTAATTGGTGTTGGAAACAAATCTTGTGGTAATGATTGGTTCTCATTGTTTAGTTTCCATGCAGTTGATTGCACATGGTCATGGAACTCTTCAATACGCCAGCGGCTAGGCGGATCAAATGTATCTTGCTTGTTAAGTATATTAGTTAGCATGTTCATAGTGTCACGCCATTCATGCAAACGATACGTGTGATGTTGAATATCTCTATCAAAATACATATTGCCTGCTAATTCTTTAACGTATGACTTCTCAACTATCTTAAAGAATGATGCAACAGGCATGTTATCTTTCAACCACTTCTGAACTAGGTTACTTGCGTATGAAAAACAATTACCACTAGCAATCAATGCAGACATATGTGATTGATAGTAATCAATAGGACAGTCATCCCATACACTATGAATGCCATATATTGCAGTCAACAAAGCAATGATTGTTTTCCATGGCGCAGCAACTAGCTTTGAATCTGTAATTGAACTATCGTTAATACGCGTCATAACTAATGCACATTGTTCTTCTATCCATTTCTTAAAGAATGGTGTATTAATAATGTGCTTGATCTTGTGTAATCTTTTATACTCATAGCCTCTGCTATAACCCAGGTTTTCTGCATAGATTACATTGTAGTCAATCAAGTTAAGCAATGATTCATGTGATGGTACCCAAGTATTCTTGTCAACTGTATCCCAATAGGAAATGTTAAGGTCTGAATAACTAATCAACAATGATGCAATGCAATGTTGATTACGAACACGCTCAAAGATTTCACGGCTATCTTGCCACGTAGGTATAAACAATGACAATGACTTGTAGAATTCATTGATACAAGCGCGTCGCATCTCACCAGACTTTTGGTAATACGTTGGCACACCAGCTAGGTTCCATCCGTATTGCAGTTCGTTTGATGGTGTTGTCTTGATCTGCTCTAAGGTAACCGTCTCACCATAAATGTAAAAGGTTGAGCGACCATACTTAATTTCTTGATGTTGATCTATCTTACCTTTTACTGCATGCGACATAGCTTTGCGTGCAGCCTCAGTATTCTTGAATGCATATCGATAACCATATACATACTTATCACGTTGGTCAGCAGGTGGAAGCCATGCTGCATACCAACATTGTGCGTAGTAATAGATAATGGCATAAGTAATCTGTATAGGTTGGTTATCAATTGTTTCAAACCTATTAAACACATAATAACGAAACTTAGCAGCCATGCGATTAATACGTTCAATTGCAGTAGCAAGTGTATCTTTAGATACAATATCCACTGGGATTAAATCATATGGGTTACCAAGTGGATGTGTTGTCTTCTTAGTTGCTGAAGCAGCAGCTTTCTGTTGCTTAGCCAATGTCTTAAGGCTTGGGTCATAAGCAAGCAGCTCAGTTTGCAGATTGTCAGGCAGACGGAATTGCATGGTTGGTGTGGATTGAGTTTGTAGTGTAGGTCAGTTTAACGTCATGACCTAGGACGTGTGATCAGTTCTCTATTTCTTCATCTTCATTATCGTCTTCACGCCATTCATCTGCAAGTATTGCACAATGTGTATCATCTACTGCAGCATCGAATGCTGCAGCTTGTGTTGGTGATACATAAAATGGCAACTGCTTAGCAAACCCAGTGGCAAGGTAAACCCTACCCCTGGGGCCACGCAGTACAATGTACCAGCGTTTGAATTCTATTGAAAAGCCAAGCATTAGTCTAAACTCCAATCAGATGTGTCAACCAGTTGCCATTCAAGATCCAACTGATACAAGAAATGGCAGAAGCCATCTTCATCAGTAGGAATCTGTTCGTCATCAGCCAGCTGGAAAGAAGCTCTGCATAATGCAGGAGCCCATTCCTCAGGATCTGTATATGTTGCACGGTATAGAAGACGCATGTCTTCAACCATTGCTGTAACTGTGACATCAGATCCATTGATCGTAGTCTCTTCAATTGCAAGGACAGTGCATGCCATCAGTTTGACTCCGTGTAAGCAACAATACGATTGTCGTACTTGTAGATGTTGCAACGGTATTTAGTCCAAGCACGTACCGTCTGAAACTCCGCAGTAAAGCGTTCAGCATCTGAGAGATGCTCCTCTGCCCTGCGCATTGCGCAGTTAGCAAGATTAACTCTGTCAAACAAAGTGATTTGATCCATGGAATTGAATTGGTAGGTGAACAGACCTGGGACTTACACCGTAAGGATGCCCAGATCTTTAGAATAATTTAATGTTTCGTTTAGACAATCCTGTACCAGGCAATGCTACTGACGCACGTACACCTGAGTCACGTGCATTCAATGTTACCTGGAATGGACCAAGCTTGATCGACTTGGTATAAGACTTAACACCATGTTCTGTAATGTTAAATCCCAGGATTGTCTTGTCGAAATTGATTGATGATTTCTTAGGCATTGGAATTTGTGTTCATTTCGGTAACAATAAACTTGAGTTCAAATGACTCTGGCTCATGCTCTGTTGGTTCTGTGTATGTAGCTTCAAAACCACCAGAGCCACAGCATGTGTTTTCTATCGATGAGAACAACAGGTTTGTTGCCATTGCTTTCATGCGAGCAATAGTAGGTACATGCATCTCTTTAGTATTTGGATCTCTCCATTTCCAATCCAATGCTTGCATAGTGATTAACACTTTTTCAAATTCGAAAGAGCTGATGACTTGTTCAATAAGTTTGTGTGTAGTTGTCATGGTTGTCACTGAAGTTCATCAGGAAGTAACATCTGCATGTCCTCATCATCCATATTGGACATGACAAACTTTTCTCCATTGGGGGCAATAAAGCCCCCAATGAATCCAACACCTGACTTATCTGCTTGCTCTTTAAGGTGAGCAACTAAACGCATAGCAGCAAGTCGTTGGTTATCTATTGAATCAGGAATACGTAATTGATCAGACATAAGTGAAGTGAAGTTAGATGAGTGAACGAGGGTAGTCTATCAGGGTAGTCAAGGGTTGTATCTAATGTGTAATGGTTAGATACATAGGTTTACCTTATAGAAATAAGGGTGCCCCCCTGGTACCCTCTGGGGGTCTGGGGGTACACCCTCTACTCATGCTGTGAGTAATACTACTCAACTTATGAGTGCAACTCCTGGTGCTGCTTCCATGCTGCTGTGTGCATTTCATCTGCAGTCAGTGGTGGTTCACCTGTCAGATAACCATCTGATGGTTCACCCCACTCAGTTGCTTTCTCAAGCAGCTCAATGGCTTCCAACAAAAGCTCTGGTGCTTCATATGGAAAATGCAGGTACATGTGATTACGTTTCTCCTCTCTTGCATAGATAGCCTGCAGTTCTTTGATGATTAGGTCAATGCGTTTGGCTTCATTCATCTGAAGCACAACCTCATTACCGTTATAAGAACGGAATACCTCTGGTTCAAAATGCAGTTGATCTTGCGGCATGGTGTTGTTATGTTGTGAATAGATTGTAAACCCTGGGACTTACACCTTACGGATGCCCAGGCTTATCAAGTTCTAGTTGTTAGATCGTTCTTGTCAATAGGTAGGTTGTACTGCTTGCATCGCGCAGCTTTCTCTGCACGTTTACGTCTGAAGTAAACAGGACTAATCTGATCTTCAAACTCAGTTAGTCTCTTGGTCAGACGTGCAATTGATTCTCTGTACCACTGAGTTGTGTTATCCATCAAGTCAGGGTCTCCAGTCTGCATGATGTCATTCAACCTCCGTTGAAAGTATTCAATGCGTCCTTCAAACAGATGAATGATTAACCACCAATCATCTTCGCTAATGTCTTTAAATGTGACATTGTGTAGACCTTGGGGATAATCTGGTGAGGGCCCATCAGATTTCTTGCTACGTCCCATGGTGTTGTTGTGTTGTGTTAGCTGTGTACTTAGGACTTACATCACATAACACTAGTGTGATAATGTGAATGCCTAAGTGTTAGATCATGCCCAGTATACGCAGCCAGCTATGCGGATGATCTGGCTCACGTAGTTGTTGCTAATATCAAATTGGTTTTTGGTGTCTACGGTAATGACACTCTTGACACAAAGCAACAACAGCCCACCATTGTTCATACGATTCATGATGGTAATGTTCAGCTTTCTTGTTGCAATCTGCACAAGTAAATACTGAACAACTTGGCATTTTGCCAGATCGCACACGATTTGTAATCATGTGCCTAGCTTTGCGTTTAATAGGGTCTTGATTTGCATGATATCTTTTAAAATAATCTGGATCCTCTTTTCGTCGCCGTTGACTTCTTAAACGTACCTTGTCACGATTTTCATTTGACCATTTACGTTTATTACCGGCGATCTGGTCTTTGTGAGTTTGACGACGTATGCGATCATACTCACGCTTTTTGTCCGGATCTTTATAAGGCATTAGATTAAACCAAGAATACTAAGCCACGAGTGTACATCATCTGGTTCCACCTCATCTTCATCTGGTGTCAAACATACGGAATCAAACGTCCATTCCTCCAACTCTTCCATCGTTGGAACTGGAGTCCATTCCTTACGCCACATGATGTGAGGCCAGCCATCACGCATCTCAACCTTACGGTTGCACAGTGATGTGTCCGCTGGTTTTGCAGCTTCTTCTGGTGTCATGGGCTGGTATCCCATCAGATCACCAATCAGTTGTTGCTCAAGGGATAATGCCATGGTGTTGTGTTAAATAGCAGTGGGTTGTGTAGCAGGTAGGCCAGTATCTATCTGGCATTACCTGGTAATTATTTTGGATCTCGAATGATCCAGCCAGTGTAATTATCTGAGCTTCTGTCCACAGCTATAAGCTTCTTCTCTTCTAAAGCTTCTATCGCACGCAAGTAGTCTTGCATGCGGGTTGATTGCATTGGCATCTTTGGAACAAAGCATACGGCATTCTTGTTCTTCTTCTTATGATTCAAGTAATACAGATATAGATTACGCTGGTTGATTGTGAGATTCTGTCCAATTGTTTGCATTGGTATCAGCAATAGTAAGGACGTTCTTCTGGGTACGGCTTGGCGTACTCAACGTCGAAGTTAACACACCAGGCGTTCCATCCGAGATAGTCTTTGCGATTACCAAGTTGCTCTTCGGTTTCCGCTTCCGCTCGGATGGCTTCACGGATGGCTTGCTTTTTGGAGAAGACGCAGATCGTCTTGAGCGGCCAGCCGGTTTCGTAGTACCAACCTCCTTCTTGTGGTCCTCCATATGCAGTGCTGCATTCGTAGACACAGATGGTGGTTGGTTCTCTGCCAACACACTCTTTGAATGTGTTGTAGACAGCAATCCACTTACGTGCTGTTGCTGTTGAGTGCTTGGCACTAGACATGATCCAATTTCCGTGATGATAAGTGAAATGATTGTGAGCAGAATGATGATGATGTCGCCATCATCCCATGCCTGCTCAAAGGTGTAGTCATGTTTGGTCATCATAAACCTCCGGTTGGTTAAGTTCTTCCCTCATTGCTTCTTCTTGCTCATAGGCAAGATCAGCTAATGCATCTAATGCATCAGAAGGAATGTCATTTTCAAATTGATTTGAGTCCATTGCAGTAAACTTGTGTGAGTTGTAAACAACCTGGGACTTACACCATAAGGATGCCCAGGTATTAACCATGCATCAGGCGGTTACCAAACTTGAATGGGTAACCAGAATCACCTGATGGTTCCTTGTAAGAGTTGTAGGTTACAATATTCCACACAGATGATATCTCAATGTGATAGTCACCTGCAATGGAATGTAATGTTTCACCTAGTGCTTTGCGTTTTCTGATGTCAGAGATCTGATCATCAGATAGAAAGCCACGTACACGTCCACGTTTTACTGGATCTTGTGCCAGTGGTGGACGTTGTCTTGTACGTTTAAGTGCAGCTGGAACTGAACCAGGTTTGCAATTGACAATCTGTGCGATTGTGTCATAGCAATAACCTTGTGTTCTCAGCTGCCAGATGCGATCTTCTTTGAGGATTGAAATGCGTCCCTTCATAGGAGGAGTTGTGATTTGCTGGGACTTACACCATGTATATCCATGGATGCCCAGCAGTTAGTTGGATTCCTGGTAAACGTTAGTTACCTGGAATACTGATAAAGCTCATAGGTATAGATACCCACCAGCCCAGTCAGCTCTGCGTAGACACTCAGCAAATGATGTGTCATCCAGCAGATTGTACCGGACGTGCTTGGCAGGTGCTTTCCAGCTAGCTGGTTTGTACATGGCACCAGTCTGACGACTGATAAATGCATGCACCGATGTACCAGTACCTTGCCTCATAATGAGCTTGTAATACTTGGTACCTTTGACAATCTCAAAGGACAAGTAATGAGTATCACTTGGATGTCCATAGTTTCGTCTGCTGTATTCATCAAACTGTTTGATGAGTGCAGTAATAAGCTGCTGCAGACGTTCTTCAATTAGTGCAGTGTTAACGCTTAATGTTGTCATGGTTCTGTGTTGAGTTGATGTTGGTAATGTCAATGCCTACCAGTGCAGGCACTGTAATGCAGGCAATGACAAGTGCAAAGGCAACAACCATCACCTGACTTACGGCTCGAGTCTTAGAAGACTCACCATAAGAATCGAGGTGTACATAGCGGTTGTTGCCTAGTGAAACTATGTGTTTCATATCAAGCATCAAGAATGTAACGGCATGCAGTTAAACGATTAGGCATTCTGTAATCTTCTACCTCATCAGATATTATCCATTCACCTCCTATATCTATGCATAAACAACAATGTCCAGTTTCAAAATACTTCTTGATTTGCTCTGGTGTTGCTACCCAGTGCATATATATTGCACTGGATGTGCACGTTATGTAATAGTCGCTTTGAGAAATACCGAACTCAGCACAAGCTTCGTCGATATCATGTTGATCAATTGATAATCGCATGTGTTGAGATGTTGGGTAGACTGTTTGCAGGATGTTGAGTCCTGCAGAAAACCCACCCATCTAACGATGGGCAGGGTTTAGTGCAGAAATCAGAATGGAATTTCTTCCAGCGTTGGCACAGCTGTTGCTACTGCCTCAGGTTTCTGCTCTGGCTTGGAACCAAAGACATAACCCATGCAACGGACCTGTAGCTCAGGATGCTTCAGTGGCACAAGCTCATCCTCTTTCATGTAGAAAGCACGGATGCCCTTGATGTTACCACTGATGGTAAGCTCCTGACCAACCACAAGATTACCGTTGCGGTAGGCAGTTAAAAGACCGTTGCCATTCGTAAAACGAATCCGTAGATCCGTTGTCTCAGACAACGTGTGCATCAACGTAACAGCAAGAAATTCTTTGCCGTCATAGTTGACAGCTTCCATGTATGCAATGCGTCCGTGAAAGACGACTTGCTGGAAGTCTGCATACTTCTTGATGGCTTCAGTCATGTTTAGTGCTGAGTTGTGCTGTGGTGTACAGGATGTTAAGTCCTGTAGAAAACCCACCTATCACATGGAATAGGTAGGGTTAAGTACAGGAATCAATCCTCGTGGTTCTTCAACCACTTGATGAGTGCACGGTTTAATTCAACCTTGCGCTCCAAGATCACCACAAAGGGTGTAAGTTCCTGGAACTGTGCTGTCCCATCTTGCCACTTGAAGTAAAGATCAAGTGCTGCCTGACGGCAGTCCTCAATCTCTGCATCGATAGCAGGATGGGCAGGCGTTGAATCCCTGCGTGCCAGCAACCTGGCATCTTGGGTCAACAGATATTCAACACTTGCAGGAGACATAGTCCTAGTTGGGTTGAGTTGAATTGGTGCAGACGTGAGGTCTGCAGAAACCCTTGTGTTACCACAAGGGAATGTGCAAACGTCAGTGCTTGTCTAAGTACTTATCAGCAATGCAGTAGTAGCTGTCACCAACTACACTCCTAACCATCACAAGTGAATGATTAGGTTTGCTCGGACATACAGCTATCTGATGCTTGTTGATCATCTTCTGTCCAGCAATGGACAGAAGAAAGCCTAGTCCGTTGCCAATAGCAATGGCAACTACTGCTCCAGTAAAATCGTTCTTCACTTCTTAGCTCCAGGAATAACAAATGCAGCATCATTAGGCATGATGAGTGCAGCCGCACGAATGCGGTACTCATCTACCTTCTCATTAAGCTGCTGCTTGGTAGGTACCTTGATCTGCTCCACTGCTGATGCAGTAGCATGGAGCAGACCGCCAATGTTCTTACGAATGTTGAGTGCAGTCATGAACTGACTTGAGGTGTGGGATACAGGATGTTGAGTCCTGCAAGAAACCCTGATTACTCAGGGCTTGATGCAGAAATCAGAATACAACAACACTTTCGTGCTGCATCCATTCATTGAAAGACATTGCAACCAATACTGGTTTTGGCACTTCGGCTCCGCAGTCGGCATGAAGTTGCCACTCCTCAGCTAACTGTAATACTTGCTGAGCAGCTGCCTCCTCAGTTGCATGCATACCAACAACGTTGCCGTTGAAGACAACAACGAAACAGTTCTTGATCATGGACATTGACTTGAGCTAGGCCACCCTCAGTGGGTGGCAATAACTGGGGCAGGGTTTGCACCTGCCCACCCGCTTGGTTACGGATCAGCAGTAGTTATCGGGAAGCTCAACAAGCTCTGCAATAACGTGTGTCAGAAGCTCTTGAGCTCCTGCGATCTTCAATGCCCAGCAGGCAATCTGAAGACCTTGGTCGCGGGTTAACACCTGCGAGTGACCTTCTTCCATCCAGTGCTTGCACTGGTTAAAGACGTACTCGCCGGCTTCTTCCCTGGTTGGGAGGTTGCCGTCTCCGTTGAGCGGAGCAAGGTGGTGCTGGTCGCGGTTGCTCACGGGTTTCTCCGTGTGTGTGCGGTGCCTATCTCCGCTGGAGGCAATAACTGAGGCCAGGAGTTGCACCTGGCCCTGCACAGATGTGCAGTACTACAGCTCAGTGTTGCAGACGGCAATGCTCATCTGTTAATCCCCGATAAGCGGGGTAAGCAACAGAACGTTGCACGTCTGCTTGCCATCGAGCCTGAAACGGCCCTGCAGTCACCTGTTCCACGTACTGGAACTCAGTGACAGCAAAAACTTCCTGAAGGAAGTAGTTGTTGTCAAGCTCGATGATGTTAACGGTGTAGTCCACAATGTTCTCCTGGTGAGCTTGGACTTACACTGCGGAATTGCAGCTGCCAAGATCGTGAACGACCGCCAAGTTGTCTGCTACGTTTAACGTCCAGCTTGACATGTACCTATGATAAAATATCTGGCACCTAATGCATAGACTGTCTTCTTCCAGAAGACCATCCTTACACCCAAACCCATCGCGCGCGATACGAATTCGTATCAGAAATGGGGGAATAAACGCGGGTGAGGGCTACATAAACCCCTGGTTGCCCAGGGGTAGAGGTAACCTTCAAGCGTAGTCAGCTACCTTAGCCTTGAACACATACTTGTCCTGCACCTTGGTGCAGTACACAACATATGTTCGCTTGCGGCGGCTGCCGCCGTATAAATGCTCAGCTTCCCAGCAGGCTTCTTGCTCTTCCGAGCGAAGCCAACCACCCAGCTCAGCTATAACCTGGTGCGGCGTTACGCCATAGTAAGCTAGCTGCTTCGCAGTCATGGATACAGGCTTACCTTCATGCAGGTAACTTGCCACCATCTGGCAGCGAGTATCGAAGTCATAAGACTTCTGCTCTTCCTTGGTCAATTGCATTGTCTGAACGCGATGGAACTCTGCGTGGTACGGATGCGCAGCCCCCGTTACTCTTACTTACCCACCCACCCTTTCTTTTTTTCTTCCCACATTTCACTTCGCGTGGGTGTTGGGAGAAGCGCCAGATAAATTTTTTCCCTATTTGGGGTATATAAGAGCCCCTTCCCAAATAAAAACCTTTATTTATGTAGTGTTTTATACAGACTTACCCAAACTTTTCAACAAAAAGCCGGGGTGTTATCCCCGGCGTTGATTACTTATCGTATTTATACCCTATTCACCTTTGCTTCTGCGGTAAGCAAGGGTTGCTTGCTTCGCTTTTTGGAAGGATTCTTCATCAGGAAGTTCGTATGCAAGGCTTTTTCTTGCTTCTGTAACAAAATCACGTACCTCTAGCGAGTCTTTACCGGACTTTGCCATCTCCATCGCCTTATTTTTAATAGCTTCTAGCCCTTCTACTCGCTTCTGCCTGGTACCGGCGTCCATTTGTTTTCTAATTCCTGCGTACTTTTAAGTCTATACCATCCTAAAATACAAATATTGGTCATATTAAACAGATAAGGCTAGCCATGGTACTTGCACCTGCTGATTTCTACGCCTACAGCCGTGCCACAGGTGTCCCGGTACCAGAAGATCCGGAAGAAAGGGCTCAGATGGCCCCAGAAGTCCTTGCATTTCGCCGTAATCAGCTTGTTGCCCCCCGCGAAGAGTCAAATCTCCTCCAAAACCTTGGTCTTGCGGCGGCAGGCTTAGGTCTTGCAGGTCTTGGAGCCTTTGGTGCCAGGAGTTTGCTGCGTCGCCAGCCAGCGGCAGCAGAAGAATTGGTCAGCGGGCGTCAATCAAGTGAAGAAGCAGTTCGTGAAATTGCTAATCTTAACAAGGAAACGCCTGTTCAACCAAGCAAAGAGCCTCCTGTTGGAGCGCAAGATAATCTTACTTCGTTTTTACGTGATTTAAGGGAACGCGAAGAACTTAGGAGTATTCCACGTCCTACAACTCCTTATCGACCTGGTTCTATTGCCGATCGTGTAGCACGGCAAATGCTTGAAAGTTCTGAAGAACGTAATCCAGAATCCCCCTCTTATATTTCAAAGCTAAATGAACGGAAAGCTGTTCGTGCACAACAAAATCAAGAACTTGCAAATACTGTAAGAAATGCTCTCCTTAGCGGAGAGGAGCAAAGTGGGTATGATTTATCTACGCCACAAGTGGAAACAGCTGGTAAATCATCACAACAAGCATTAAATGAAGCAAAAGAACGCAGGCAACAACGTCAACCAGCACCAATAACACGCGATTGGAATCAAAAACTATTTGATGATCGTGGCATGCTTCGTACCGAGGTGATTCTTAATCATCTTGGAGATGATAACGTTGTGCCTCGTTCAATAGCACAACAATTAATGTCTAGTGCAATAAAAGATGCTAGAGGAAATGTTCTTTCCTTCAAAGATTCAAATGCTGTTTTTACAGCTACTCGTCACGTACGTGAAAATCTTTTAGCTCATGATTATCAAGACTCTATTAAAAATTATTTGGTTACAGAGCCAGGAGATTATCAAGCTATTCAATCGCGTGGTTTTGGTTGGTCTGCAAAACCTGCCTCGCAAGCAGATGTGGTTACTGTGCAAAGAGGAGAAGAAGGCAAACCTGAAGTTGTAAATATATCAAGGAGAGCTTCCGGCAAATTTGACGTTAGCGATTACGAACCTTTGTATCTTGATGAATATGGTAATTTAATCCGTAAATCGGATATTGGTACAAGTGGTACACCAGATGCTTCGACGGGAACCGGCATTGGAGAAGAAGTAGGGCAAGCTGTTGCTTTTGTTCCTAGGGAAGAAGTAGCTAAATTTGTTGCCTCCCCTGGTGCCACAGGTTCTGGTACTGAACGTTATAAAGGACAGGGTGTTGGATACGCCATTGGCGGCGTAAAAGAATTTGGAGGCAGCTCAGGTGCTGGCACTTCTGGTGAGGTTGATTCTTTACCTGTTTTATCTGTAGATGAACATATTCAGCAAGGATTTGTAGGCCAATCTTCAAATGGTAATATCTACGCAAAAGTAAAACCAGTTTCTTTAGTTGGTGATTCTCGTTTACAAACAAGACTTGATCAAGAGTATGGTAATTTCTTTTATAAACATCCGGTTACTGGAAAATACTGGCAATCACCAGAAGAAGCTGCTGCGTTTGTAAATCAAGTGCATGAACAGTTTAATCAAAAACAACTTGGACAAATCAATACACAACTTCAAACAACTGAAGTTTATCGCGGCCCCTTAGAAGTTGCTTTGTCGGATCCAGCGGGAAGACGGCGTAAAACTTTTGTTGATCCTTATCAGCGTTTGTCTGCTACTGATGAGTCAACTTTGTCTTCTCAAATGCAAGACATTCTTTTACAAAAAGGCGTGATTCAAGAAGCACAAACAGAAGAAGGTGCTAAATATCTGCGTCAAACTCGTTATTCTGTTCCTGAAATTATTGATGAACAAGAAACAAAGGCGTGGACGCTTGGTCTTGGTCATGTTGGTCAGTTTGAACCTACCCTACAACAAGGTAAGCGTAATAATTATGAATATCTACAGGCTGTACAAACTGCATACGAATCACTAACTAATAATAGGCTGGCAGATCTTGATCTTGCTCTTACACTTCACCAGAAAAAAGGTGGTCAATTTCTTGGGGGACCTTCTACTAACCCTTATTTAAATAAAGCACTTACAATTGCAAATACTATTACGCAAGTTGCGGAACCTACTCGCCAACGAGTTCTTGAACCTGGTGCAACAGACCAATTGAGTGAGCGTTATGGTTTGGGTGCTAGTGTTTCTGAACGTCCTTCTCGTACTTTACCTTCAAGGCAACGTACTGTTCCTTTGGTTTCTGCATCTTCTGAGCCTGTTTATGAATGGAATGAAGAAAAAGAGATAATGGAGTACATTGGTGATCAAGTAAAATATCGCACAATAAATAAAGAAATTTCTCCTGAAGAAATAGGTGGTAGGCGACTTGCTGCTGCAATGCTTGACTATCGCGAAAGATCTGGTCGGCCAATGAGGCGTACTGACTTTTTGCAGATGTCTTTAGATATTGCAAATCAAGAAGGTGCAGATCCACTAGACGTTCAACGGCAGGCGGTGTTATCTGCAAGAGGCTCTGGACAAGCTCGTGCCACTGGTCGAATGATGCAAGAAGGTCGACGTGGCTTGTCGGCTATGGATAGAATTTCTCCTGCTGAAGAAGTTGCTCAAACTGTAGCTGCTTATGATTTTGGAGAAACTATCGGGGGAGACATTGAGGCCGCCATTCAAAGCTCACGTGCTCTTGAAATTGATCCTGAATTAGCTGCACGCCAAGCCGCACGCGCTAAAATAGAACCACCTGGAACAACAGAAACATTTTCTGTCGATGATCAACGGGTTTCTGAGCGCATAGCACATGCGCTTAGTCAGGCGCACGCACAAAAACAACGTCGCTTAGGTAAACGTAGCAAGCGTTAATCATGGCTGAAGAAAACAAAAAAGATAAAAAAGATAAGAAGTGGATCCAGGGGATGGATATGAAGGAAGGTGCCTTTACTGCTAAAGCCAAGCGTAAAGGCATTACCACTTCTCAACTTCAAGAAAATGTCTTGTCTAATCCTGAGAAATATGATGAACGTACTGTTAAACAAGCCAGGTTACGTAAGACGCTGGTAGGCTTACACGGTAAGAAGAAATCTAAAGCTGCTGAAAGCTGATGGCTCGCGACGCAAGGCTTGATCTAGGACGTTACATTCGTAACCCCTTTAACAAGAACTCAGCCAACAATAAAAAACTAGACTTTGATGACCTGTTTCGCTCCAAACCAGAAACAGGTGATTATCCCTGGAACCCATCAAGATTTGATCAGGTAGACCTTGTAAAACGTGCAATGACACGTAAGGTTACCTTAAACCCTGATTTGAATTTTGTTGGTAATGCACCCTTTTTTGATAACAATCAAGAGGTAACACCAGAGTATGAACTTTTTGCTGGTCTTGGTCGCTTTAAACGACTAGACTATGATTTTGAAGAAGGGCGTCCTAAAACATTTCAGAGGCCCCAAGATCAACCTGATTTCAATCCTCAATGGGTAGAAGCATATAAATTAAGTCCTACTCTTAATCCAGAAGATCGAGCTAGAAATCCAATGCCACGTCTTCGCAACCCGGATCCTAATGGCTATTTAATGACAACTGCTGAAAGTCGCGCTAAGAACGAAATAGAAGATAATAAGTCTGTTGCTGATTTACTTACAGAAGATACTTCAGCTAGTAAAAAAGAAAAAGAGAAAGAAGACAGGGAAGGAGAAGAGCTTGCTACACAAACAGAACAAGACACTGGTGTTAAGCCAATGACAACTTGATTTAAAATGGCAATATGGCAAGAGGCGCATGGCAAGTTCATCTGTAGGTAACCTATTTAGAAAATTAGTAGGACCAACTTCTCGTGGTGCGGCAGTTGCTGCGCTCCCTGGCGCAGGCCTTAACTTTGCTCTTGGCGCATTATCGGGTAACCCTGCTGCAGGTGCTGCATATGCCGCAGGTGACTTCTTGCTTAACTACCCGTTAGTTGGTTTAGCACGCAAGATTGCCCCTGGTACACCAGGTGGTATGGCTACTATTCGCACTAAAACAGGTCAGGTTATTCAGAAAGAAATTCCACACATGCCATCTCAGCTTGAAAGTGGTGTTAACTTTGCTGCCAGCCTTGCTTCTGCACCTTTAGTTGATATTGCAACACAAGGTAAGTTATATCCGCAAGCACAACAGATTGCGCAAGTTGAGCCGACGCAACAATCACAAGAGCAACAGCTATATCAACAAGCTCTTCAACGTCAGCAGATTAACCAACTTCAACAACAAGCCTTAGCTCCTGGCACACAATTCCAAATGCAAGGCATTGAACAAACTGCGTTCCACTACCCAGGTATTACCCTGCCTCCTGAGATGCGGGAACTCATGCAACCCAGTGCTTGATCATGGATGTTCTTCAGCAAGCACAACAGCTTTTACGAGATTATAAAGCTGGTTTTAAGACAGCAGATCGTATCCAGCAGGATATGATTGCCACTGCCAAGGAAAAAAATCTTTCCTATGGGCAAAGTATTTTAGGTCCTGGCTTTAAAAAAGAACTAGGCGTACAAGGAATTACTGCACGTCAAACACCGGCGCAATTTCTTGGTGCTTATACATCCAGAGCTTTAATTGATGTTGCTAACGATGGAACGCGTTCATATTACTGGCGTTTTAACCATCCTTTAGCTATTGCAGATAAGTTGGTTGGCTTAGGTGTTAATAAAGATATGCTCGCTTCTCCTACGGCACGTGCAGCTATTGGCTTAGGTGTTGCTGTTCCAGCTATTGCTGCCACTGGCTTATATGACATCACTAATTTAGATGAGCAAGGCCGTCCAAAAGGTTTTGCTCAATCCTATGCACCAAAAGGTGCAGAAGATCGCAGAACAACTGGTCAACCAGTACAAGAAATATTTGAACGTTTTGTTCTTCAACGCAGTGGTGATCCTCTGAAATATGCTACAGCCAAAGCAGAAATTCCAGATCTTACTCCCCAGCGCTATGGAAACTACATGAACTTCATGTACCAGGATAAAGGTTTACTTGGTCTTGGTATTGTGAAGGGCACCATGGAAAACCTACAGGGTACTCCTGAGATCCGCATGCTTGGTTTCCCTGTCAATGCCCCTATGGTTGGTGGTTTTGCGGGCGGTACAGTCGCCGCTAACCTCGCTACCAGAGCCCCTGGTACCCCAAGGCAAAAAGCAGTGCGTGGCCTCATTGGAGGCCTTGCCGGCTCCTTAGGTGGCGTTGGTGCCGGTAACGTCGTTAACCAAGTCATCAAGAACAATATCAACAACCAACAACTTGCTGCTACACAATTAAATTCTCAACTGCCAATGAGTTAGAATGTATTCAAATACCGATGATAAAATTTATTTAAATAGGAGATATTGATGTTGCCGCCAGATTATCCTAACTATCCTTTTGGCATTCCTGGACAGCCATTCACTTCTAGTTATACCGTTGAACCTGCCACAGCCAGAGCTGCTGCAGAAGTTGCGCAAGAAGCAGCTTCTAACATGAGGTCAGCTGTAACTGGCATGCAACCTCCTGTCAGGCCTCGTGTAAGGTCCGGGGATCCTGGAAGAACATTCTTTACTTCTGCGGGACCTGCCACAGCCACAGCTGCTGCAGAAGTTGCTCAAGAAGCAGCTCCTGACATGATGTCAGCTATTCGTAATACATTCAATCAAGGAAGGGAATCTCTTCGTGCAGCAAGAGCAGGAACAAGAGAGTATTTGTTGCAACCAGGTGGTCTGTTTAAAACTCAAGCAGGTGATTATCGAAGGGCGCATGGTGGACGCTCTGCTGCAGTTCTTTCAGGTTTAGGTACTTTTATTGAGAATCCATTAGCTGGCACAGTTAGTACAGCAGCTGGTGTAACAGCAGGTGGTATTGCAAATGCACTTACTACAAACTTAACACAAGGCTTGATGAGTGGTCCTGGCCCGGCAAAAGCTGCGGGCATGGCTATTCGGTACTTAGCTCCTGCTTTTATTGGTACTGCTGTTGAACAAGGTGTTGCTCGTGGTATGCGTGGCACTCCTCAACAGTCCAGTAATGCACCTCAACTTGCAGGTGGTGGCGGAGGAATCATGGGCCTTGGTTCAAGTCTTCAAGACTTTGAGTTAACACTTCCATTTTTAGGCAGAATCCCCATTGGTGAGCGTGCACAACGACGTGCGGAATCCGCATACCAACGTGAGCAACGCATTGAAGACATAAAAGCTGAACAAGGATTATGGGAAAAGCAGCAAAGCTTTATTCATTCCCAGGATCTGCAGTATGCTACACAAATGGCTGCCCTTCAACGTGACAACCAGTTGCAGTTAATGCGTGGCATGGCACCAATTATTGCCGATGCTCAACGTAGAGAATTGGCTGGCCAACAAGCATTACTTAATACACAAGGTGCTATTGCACAACGTCTTACTAAGACTGCAGGCATGGTTCAACTCTTGGAGCGCGGCATGGCAGAAGCAGGTGCAATGGGTCGTGCACAATTAGAGAACAGTCCTTATAAAGCAGCCATGATGCCACTTGCTCCGTACTCCTTCAACTGACATGGCTAACTTCCCTCTTGCTGGTTTTGATTTTCAACCTGGCACTGTAAACCCCAAATTTTTTGAAACTTTCTTGCAAAAAAGAGGCAAAAAATTTGGTGATATTGCACAGACAACTGGCGCAGGACAGCCTTTTCCTATTCCCTCCAGCGGTCTTGCCACAGAGCCAGGCACCCCTCCCCCTGGAGTAGCACCTGTTCAACCGATTGTTCCAGCGTCTTCTGCAGCAACTCCTCCAGCAGCTCCTGCTTCTTCTGCAGCAGCCACTGCTCCAGCTCCAGGATCTGCTTTAACCGTGGATCAACGATATGAGCTTTTACAACAAGGAAGAAATCCTTTTGAAGATTTTATATCACCTGATAAAGCTAAAGAGTTGGCAGAACTAAAGCGGAAAGCTTTAGAAAAAGGAGGAGACCTTGCAGGTCTTGCTTTTGCAATGAATGATCCAAGTAACCTTGTTTTGCAGGCAGGACTTACTGCAAGTAATGCAGCTCTGGCAAATCGTATGGCTCTAGAGAATCTTGCAGTGCAAGAAGCAGCATCAATTCGCAAATCACAAAGGGAAGAAGCGCGTAGTCTTAGGGAGCAAGGCCGGAACTTTACTTTCCAGCAGTTAGGTAATCTCTTTACCTCTGTACCACGTGCGTTTAGTCCTATGCCTTATCAACTAAGTCAAGAAGTAACCGCAAATATTGCAAACATTACATCACCAAGTAATGTTCGCCCCATTGAGATGCCGCGCACTGCAGGCTTTAACCCAACCAACTATTCTTACTATCGTTAAACATAGTAGAATAATTTAAACATAGAAGTTATATGGCTGCGACTGATTTATCTTCTCTTCTTAACTCTCGCGCTACTCCTCTTAGCTTTGGTGCTGCATTTGGCGAAGGTTTTGGCGGCGGTTTAGGCGCGGCCTTACCTGGTGCCATCCTTGGTGCTATTGGGATGCCTTTTCAACTAAGAGAGGCAGCTAAGCAGCGTGAGTTTCAAAGAAGCGCGATGGAAGCTCAGTTGGCAGCTGCTGACTGGGCTACACGACAAAACACGGCAAATCAAATTACAGGTTTATATGCGCAATCAGGAGAAAACTTAGCAGGTCGTAATTTTTCTGATTTGTTTGCTAATCTTGAACAAGGCAGACAACGTACGGCTGCCATGGAGCAGGCAAACATCTTTAACCCTAAAGCAGTTGAGTTTCAATATGATGTTGCAAAAAGGGGTCAAGAATTACGCACTAATCCAAAAGCAAAAGAAGAGATGTTTCAAAACCTGTTGGATTACAAGCGTAGAAAAGGTTTTGATGTTGCTGCACCTATGGAAGCAGCCTTTGGTCCGACTGCATTCTCTCGACGTTTTACAAGCTAGGAGTTAAATCATGGGTGGCGGTGGCACACGCGTTGAATACAAAGCACCTCCTATTGAGCGTGATGATAGTTTTAAAAACTATCTTGCATATCAACAGCAACGCGAACAGGCACTAGAAGCTAAAGCTGCGGCTCAAGAAGCAGAAGCAAAAGCAAAAGAAAGCGCACGTACAGCCGCTGGCGCTGCCGGTTATTCAGGTCTTCGTAGTGGCATTGAAGCACAGCTGCGACAAGGGCTCATCAGCTATGGCGATGCCACATCTCAACTTCGTGACTATGCTGCAAAATATGATCTAGCACCACCAGAGCAAGATGTTTCTTCTCTTACAAATATCTATACACAAGAGTTGCTTCCAGGCCGAAGGGGTACCGCTGTTTCTGCTGCTTATGAGGAAATTCTTGGCCGTCAAGCCACGCCTGAGGAACTTTCAAAAGCACAAGAGCGTTTTAACCAGGGCTATTATCAAACCAATGAAGATCTGAGAGACGCTCTTACTCGTAGTCCTGAATATCAAAAGAAGTTTAATCAAAGCTATCTTGATAACTATTACGACACTCAGTACGGCAAACAGCTTACTGATGCAGCTGGTGAGAAAACAGGTAAACGTACTTTCAAATTTGATAAGAGCTTACTGCCCACTTACACAGCAGCAACTCAACAACGTACTGGAATTACTATTCCAGATTTCAAAGATCAGTTTGAAGGGACTCCGGCAGAGCTGGAAGAACAGACACAAAATATTCGCGATACCAGACAGTATCTTTACAGTGCAGGTTTGACTAACCTCCAAGGAGAAATTGATAAAGAAACACAGAAGTTAAAAAATGAAGGCACTAAAGAAGTTGCTAAGATTGGTGCCATGGGCAATGTCTATTCCAATCTTGTCTCCGGCTTCTGGTCCTAAGTATCAATTGCTATAATTACTTAAGAGTCAACATCTAAATAAATGACTACTACTCCTGCTGGCCAAACTGAAGCTGACGACTATTTTGATATCAATAAGTTTGAGCAGCTTCTCAATCGCCTGGAAGCCTCTAAAGGTCGTCAACAGCGTCAAAAGTCCACTGAAGGTCGCCGTGACATCTTTGCTCAGGGTCTTGCCAGCATGATGGGCAACTTCTGATCCATTCCTCTATAATTTCTTAAGCCATGACTTCTAGCGTACCGGCGGGTCAAACCGATGCCGATGACTGGTTTGATCTAGACAAATACCGCCAGGCTGCTGGCGTGGCTTACGAATTCTCTAAAAAGAAAATGGAGACTGCTGGTGAGCAAGAACGTGAAACCATCGGCAAGGGCGCAGAAGAACAACGTACCTCTGCTGAACAAGCCCAGCAGTTCAAGCAAAAAGACGAAGAACGAGACTACAATCAGGCCCAACGAGCATATCGATATTGAGCTCTTTGATTATTGGGTTGATAATCTTGATGCATCAACCCAAGATTCATTCTGTGGTTTTGCCGCAGATGTAAACTCTGTCATTGAGATCTATATCTATGCCAGGTTCCTTGGTTACAAGGGTCCTATTACTGCGTGTGAACTTTGGGTCAATACCAATTACCCAAAGCCTGATCAGCGCAAGAAACTCCTGTCTGAAATTGATGAGATGCAGGAGGACATCCGTAAGCTACGTACAGCCATTGAAGAAACTGTTGTCAAACGTGATGCAGGTGTTGCACGCATCGCTAACGTACAACGTGAGCTTCGTGGACACATCGATCAATTAGATCGTTTCATGTCAAATCGTGATCGCAAAGGACTCCTGATGTCTGGTGCTGATCGTGCTATTCGTGAGCTTCTTCTTGTCTTTAAAGATGACCCGATGGAGATTGCATTGGAAGAAGCTGCCATGAGTGTGTGGGCACGCATGCAAATGGAAGAGTAAATAACGTAGTAGAATTGAACAATCCCTGGATCTAAACCAGATATTCTTATGGCCAAAGGTAAAATGCCTCCTCAGTTTCTTGAGTACCTCAAGAAAAAAGAAGCTAAGAAAGAGGATGGTTCTGAGATGTCAGATAAAGAAAAGCGTAAAGCTGCCTTAGATAAAGCACGTAAATATAAAGATCAAAAGCAAAAAGCTAAAAAGTGACGTACTATTAAAGTACGTCTGATCTTTTGTTGTGCCCAGCTATACCCATCTTGCTTACCGCCGTAACGCGAAGGCCGCTGTCATGCGGCAACAAATTCGTAAGCCACGTAACGCAGAAAACATCACCAAGGCACAAAAAGACTTTGGTTTCTTCTGTGAGTATGTAGCAGATAAACCACCGGCTACACATCATAAAGAATGGAATCGCCACTTCGTAACGAAAGAAGACAGTAGCTGTCTGCTACATATTGCTGGACCCAACATTGATCTCTTGGCACCACGCGGTTCAGCCAAGTCCACAATCTTAGGTTTGTTTACGGCATGGGCTATCGGCATCCATACCATTGCCAAGAAGCCTCTGCAGATTCTTTATCTTTCCTATACGGTTGATATTGCTCGCTCTAAGTCGGCAACAATCAAGCGCATCATTGAAAGCAAGCGATACCAAGAAGTATTTCCTACTGTTCGCCTTCTTAAGAATGTAAACAGTAATGAGTATTGGTCTATTGACCATAAGTTTGCTGGTATTGATACCACGGGTGATGAGCAATTTACGCTTTGTGCTGCAGGCCTTAAAGGTTCGGTGACATCTAAACGTAGTCATCTAGTCATCATCGATGACGCCATTAAATCTGCTGCAGATATTTCTAATCCAGATATCCGCAAACAGATGCAAGATAACTGGAATGCTGTGATTGCTCCCACCATGTTTGAAGGTGGACGAGCAATCTGTCTTGGCACACGCTTTAGGCATGATGACATTCACTCCACCACATTCAACGAACAAAACAACTGGCGTCAGATTGTACTCTCTGCTATCCAGACAGATCCTGTAACAGGCGATGAATACTCCTATTGGCCTGAGATGTGGTCATTGGATTACTTGAAAGAAAAGAAAAGGCAAGCACCTATTGCTTTTTCTTTCCAGTACATGAATCAAGTCGTCAGACAGAACGAGTTGTCCCTGGCGCCAGAACTGTTGGTTAAGGCAGAGATCTCAACTGAATTCGACACTATTGGTGTTGGTATTGACCTCTCAGCTGGGACCAAGGAGAAGAATGACTATACGGTGATGGTCTTGGGCGGCCGCATCGGTGATCGTATCCACATCATTGACTACAGGCGCCTGCGTGTCATGGGTAACTTGGAGAAGCTTGACGCTCTTAAAGAATTGCTTAATGATTGGTCTATTCTCGGTCGCGATGATAACGGCAATTACTTTCCGACTCATTCAACTTGCGACATCTGGAGTGAAGCTGTCCAATACCAAGCATCACTAGAAGCTGATTTCAAGCGTGTATGTCTAAACAATGAAGCTCTCTACAACTTGATCTGGCATCCTGTTAAAGGATTCCGAGCAGATAAACTTGCTCGCTTCCGTGGAATCATGGGCATGTTTGAAGATCGCAAGATTATCTTCAATCGTTTCCGCAACTTCACAACCATGTTTGAAGAGCTGACTAACTTTGGCATCAGTAGTCACGACGATTGTGTTGATGCTTTGGTCTGGCTTGTAAATGGTCTTGCACGTAAAGGGCAACTACATCTGGATTATTGATTTAGAATAAAAAGAAAAGTTTAGTGCGGTGGGACCAGAGTACCTAGCAATCCTTGTTGCTATTGCAGTGCCAGCAGCAGGTGCTGGTACCTGGGTAGCTAACAAGATTCTTCAGAGGCATACTGAAAAAATCCAGCAAAGTCTTAGTTATACGTCCTCTCAAAAACGTAGGATTGATTCCTTGGAAGAGCAGATTAATCGCATGCCTTTGGACTATGTCCTTAAGGTGGACTTCTTAAGGGAAATTCAAGAAATGCATGATAACTTTCGTGAAATTAACAATAAGCTTGATAAGCTTATTGAAAAGCTTTTAGCAAAATGAGCTACATCATCGAAGTACAGGAAGCCGATAACGGTGACTGTTTCATCGAGTTACCAGATGAACTCCTTGAAGAAGTTGGCTGGAAAGAAGGAGACTTACTTGAATGGAATATCAAGGGTAATGGCATCATCCTTTCTAAGTTGAATGCAGCTGACGGCTACGAAGTCATAGAAGAGTAGAATACAAAAAAGCATTGATAGCCATGCGATACGGCGGAGAAGTAAACGTCCCTGGTGCCCCAGGTAATTTGTTCACTCGTAGCAATCTTATGGTGACACCAACTCCCTGCCAAGTTTGCTATGGTGCTCCACCAAGTCCTTTTGTTGTAGGAGTAGGTAATGTTGCGGGCGTAGCATCTCAAAATATTCCAGGTGGATTCACTGGTAAATCCGTCTTTTAATTTGCTAGTATTTAATAAAAGGCACCAATAATGGCTGGCGACGCTAAATCTCGACTTAAAGAAATTGTTGACTCCTACCTTGAAAAGGACGGTGGGGCTGCAATTGATACTGGCATTGTTGCGTCTCATCTTGCCCAAATGAAACTCTTTGGTATTCGCCAAGGGGTTGAGTTCTTTCCATCTCAAGACAACTTCGGCAATCAACGCAAAGACTTTATTGATCGTGTACTCAAATACAATCAAATTGATACACGCTTAGATTCCATCTGGGACTACTTCCTTTGTGATGGCCAGGGTATCTTTTATGTTCGTCCCACACAAAATAACTATCGTCTTTATTACTTTCGTAAGCATGAATATCGTAGCTTTTACAACGTTGATGGCGAGCTTGATGAAGTTGTAATCATTTACAGCTATCGCGTACGTCAAGGGTTTGGTTACCAGCAGGACATTGATAACTCAAGTCTTACTGGTCCACAAATGATGGGTCAAAGGGGTGCTAAACGCTACATCCGTCTTTCCATCAAGCGTAAAACAATTGAAGAAACTCATTCAGAAGGTGAGATTTCATTCGATACAAACTATCAAGTAGCCACTGGTAAAACAAAGACTTTTAAAAACACACTCGGATACATTCCCTGCGTTGAAATCTTTAACAATCCCAAAGGTTTCTCGACAGAAGGTACGGGTGAATTTGACGCACTTGCTAATCACATTTGTACGCATGATGAAATGGTTCGTACCATGCGTAAGAATGTACAATTCTTTGGTAATCCGACCCTTCTTTCTTCCAGGCCTAAGACAGACCTGATGGAAGCAGGTGGTGATTCCGTTGTTCAACGCCCTTCCATTGCAGCAAACTCTGGCTTCACTGGGATGGGAGCTTTATCTCAATCTCGCTTCAAATCAGATCCGGTATCACGTGGTGTAGATGGCCAGATCCGTGTGCCACGAGTCATTGCAAACCTGGAGCCAAACGATCGTGTTGGTTACATCGTCCCAGATGCAATCACTGGTGACCAGAATTCTTTTGCACGTCAATACCGAGAAGAAATTCGTACTGCACTTGGTGGCGTTGATGAACTTTCCATCTCTGCAGGTGTAACTGCAACTGAATACAAATCATTGTTTGGTCGTGTTGCCGCTACAGCCAAGAAGAAAGCAAATGCCATTTATACCTATGGCATCTGTCGTTGCCTTGAATTGATTATTTATCAAGAAGAGCGTTTGTTTAAAGAAACGCTTGCTGCAGCTGCAGGACTTGAGCGCCCCCTGGAACTACCAGAGGAATCAACAGATGAAGATATGCGGATGTATAACGACGCCATGAAGATGTTTGAAGATAAAGTCAAACAGCTTATGATGGCATGTCTAAAGACAGAACAAATCCCACCAGGTGTTCTTGGTTTAATTCCAGACGGCGATGTTACTTGTCTCTGGCGCTGGTTGGGTCCTGTTTATGAAGAGTCAACTCAAGATATTCTTAATAACTCCATCGTGGTACGCAACCTGCAGGAGTTAGGTGTTGATAGCATTGAAGCACTGAAATACCTCTTCCCGTCAAAAACGGATGAAGAGCGGGCCGCGATGTTATCGGGGTTCCCGTTCAGGATGGTAGGTGAACTACAGGGTGCATACTCTAAATTTGCCAGCCTTGTGGGGGGAATGATGCAGACCCCTCACCCGCAGTCACCAGATCTACCGATGGCTGCGGATCCGCGATTGGATTTAACCCCATATCTGTATCGCACTTTAGAAGCTCTACAAAAGGAGATGAGTTATGCAGGACGCTACCGTCCAATCGATCCCACAGACGAGCCAAGTGCCAGCGGCCGTCGCACCGAGCAGCTACGTGGCACCAGCCCCCAGCTACCAGGCGACACAAGCGCCGGCTCCAGTGGCGTATCAGGTGGGTACCAGCTACCCCCAAGCGGTACCTCAGGCAGCCCCCAGCTACCAATCAGCCCCTACTCAGTACGCCCCCCAATCCCAACCGGAAGCTCCACAGGCGAACCCATGGGAATCGGCGTTCAACAAGGTAGTGAACCTGCTGAGCGCTCCAGTTCAATCCCCGTTCCAGGGTCAACCATCGACTCCGGCGACAGCGTATACCCCGGCCAATTACGGTCAGGTCAGCAGCCCAGCTACGCAACAATCGGTGACGCAGACCTGGTCTCCCAGCCAGGATTACTCGCCCAACTCTTCCCAAACCTCCTCGACTCCCTCCTTGGAGCAAATCGCGGATTACCTGGGAATGAGCCAGGAAAGCCGTCAGGTGATGGACGCGTTCGGGATCGAAGCTCCAGCTCTTCTGAACGGGTACGCCCTGAATCTGGAGGCAATGCTGGACAGCGCCGTCGAGTGGGGAAACCGCGCCGCTAATACAATCCAAGGTTATGCCCAGTTCGCTACCAACGAACATCAAGAGAACCTGGCATATAACGAGATCCTTACCAACCCAGATATCCTCAGCGATTACACGCTGAAGTTCTTTGGTCCAGAAGGCCCGTACCCTGTGTACGAGAATGAGACTCAACTTGAGACTCGTGGGTATCCAACCCAAGCAGTTCAGCAGCCACAGCTCGGTCAATTCCCTGCTCCTCCTGCTGCCGCTGCTCCTCAGCAGCCTGAAAACTTCTGGGGCACTTTTAACGAAGTGATGGAGCGTGATCCCCAGAATGCTTGGCGTGTCATCAACCAAGCTCAACCTCAAGTCCTGGCAAACAAACTGTTTGTAATGGAGTGATGCCATGCGCGGAGCTCTTAAATATGGCGTACCTCTTGCCGCTGGCTTAGCTACTGGTGGGTACGCCCTTTCTCAAGGGGAAGATCCAGGTTCTGCCGCACTTGCAGGTATTGCTGGTGGCCTTGGTGGAGCCGCAGGTTTACTTGGCGCTCGTCAACTTGCTGGTAAGTATGATCCTGTTTTGACACAGGGTAAACTACTTGACGCAGCTGTTAAAAACCGTGAGGGTGGAATGCGGCAAGCCTTATTGCTTAACGCCGCTGAAAAAGCAGGTCAGTTACAACCACGTGGTCTTGGCAAAGCTGCAGCTGCCGCCACTGTTCCCGTCTCTGCGCTTGCTGCTGGCCTTGGTGGCGTAGCACTTGGTGCTATTCCTGGTTCGATGGGTGTACCAGGTTTTGTCCAAGGTGGTGCTGTAGATCCTGAGGCCTATGGCTCCAGCAATTCCCCTGGTGCTCAGTATAAAACACCAACCATGCAGTACGCGTAATAAATAAATTACCGGCTGCTAAAATTTGTGTTAGATAAGACATAAATTGTCTGAATCTTTCACCTGATAAAAAACACTTCCTGCGACACTGGAGGATAAACTAAAGTGTTTCTCGATACCGACTTTCCAAAGATTCTTGGTGCGGAACTTTACCGTCCACACCCTGCCTATATTGCCGAAATGGCAGTGGAGCCTGTGGTTGTCCATGACTTCACTCGTCAACCTGGTCAAACCGTTCAGTTAGATCGCTACAAGTTCTGGGCTACTCCTGGTACCAAGGACAGCCGTGAGCGTATTGCCGACCAAACCATCGGTACCGCTAACAGCCGTAACATCACCAAGGAGAAAGTCCTGGTGGTGCTTAAGGAATACACTGGCCCTGCTGATCCGGGTGACCCGACTCAACCCAGCACCTTCAAGATTGCCCGCGAAACTCTGGTTACTGCTCAGCGTCTGCTGCTGGACACCGGTAACCTGAATATGTTCCACCAGTCGATCGGTAGCCTGACGCTGCTTGACGACTATCGCCGCTGGCGTGATCGCGTCTTCATTGACGAAATTGCAAAAGCAGAAGCTAATGGCGCTGCTTCTACTAGCCAAGGTGGCTACTACTTCCCTGGTGCAAAGACCAAAGATTCTTCTGGTCGTATCTCTTACACCAGCACTGAGTATGGCAATGAAGTGCAGCAGTTCTCTGTGCGCACTGACCTGCTGACCGTTGTTAAGGATCTGCGCAAGCGTAACGTCCCCACCTATGGTGATGGTCTGTATCGCTGCATTTGCGATCCTACCTTCATGATGCACCTGCGTCGTGACCCTGATTTCCGTGAGATTGCCCGTTACGCTGGTAATCCTGGTCAAGGCATGTACATGGGTAACCCCATGATGCCTAATAACTCCAGCTTCTTCCAAGGTCCTCAAGCTGGTCAGGCTTACTTCCTCGCTGGTGAGCCTGTGATGCCGACTGGTGTCCAGTTTGAAGGCGTGAAGTTCTTTGAGTCGACTAACTTCCCGACTAAGAATGTGAGCACATCTTTTGATGGTGGCTCCACCTATGCTTCTAAGGAAGTTGCTCAAGGTTACTTCTTTGGTCCACAAGCTGTTGGCGTTGGTATCGGCGGCCCGAACGCTCAGGTGCTGATCAACAACAACGACGATTTCAGCCGCTTCATCATCCTCATTTGGCAGCTGTATGCTGGTTTTGAAATCCTGAATAAGGACTTTGTGACCACTGGCTTCAGCTACGTTCAAGATGACGGTACCGTCTGATCGTTAACTAATACATCTCTCTAAAGGAAAGATAAATGACCTATTTGTCCGCAAAGAAAATCTACCCAGGTAACTGGGCTGAGCCCCTGAATGGCTGGTACAAAAACATTGATACCGATGATAGCGGTACCAATGACAGCTCTAAAGGCGGCCCTACTTCTGTCCTTGCACTTCCTGGCTATCGTTACTTCCAGCAGCGTGGTTATGTCCCTGTGACAACCACCTCTGGTGCTGGTGCCCAAGCTAGTGGCAGTGTAATTGTTCCTTCGCCATATCGTCAAGACGACACCCGTCCTGACATCACTGGCATGGTGATCTCTGGCAGCAGCACTCTGCCTGCTTACGTGTATCGCACCACCGTCTCCGTTGCTTCTGGCTGGGGCGATGGCCGTGTTGCATCTGGCATCTACGCTGCCACAGGTAACGTCATCTCCTTTGGCCGCGATAATGGTGGCAGCCCTACCGCTGCTTCTGGCGTGGGTGAAGGCGTGATTCAAGCCAACCTGACTTCCACTACCTCTGGTAGCCAAGCAGGTGAAATCTTCTTTGCTGCTGGCGCAGCTGCTTATGGCACTAACCCCTTCGTCATCGCTTCTGGTGCCGCTGGTGTGACCGCCGGTAACGTGTACTACTCCGCCACTGCTGCTACCACTCTCAAGGTGTATGCCAAGGAGACAGCTAACAGCACTACAACGTCTGGTGGCTTCTACATCTCCAGCGGTGATGCAAGTGCCGGTAAGACCGGTTACCTGGTGGTCGAAGTGTGCTACATCCAACCTGATGTGGCTCCTGGCTACGAAGATATTGATGGCTACCTGACAGGTCGCACTGTTAGCTGATTAGGTTAAACTAGGACCAGAGTAATTCTGGTCCTTATGCTTTATCAGCACAAAAAGACGGGTGCACGTGTCAAAGTCGTTAGTGAGTGGGATAACGGCGATTGGTTCATGGTCGAAGATCAAGACGGTCGCCTCTACACTGCTTACAAAACTGAACTGCTACCTGATGAAGCTGCAACTAAAAAAGTGCAGACTCTACAGGTAAAAGATAAAGCAGCGAAGGAAGAGCCCCGTACCTTTCCACCTGAGACGCGTTTAAATGTCAATACGGCCACACCTCAAATGATCTCTGATCACATCAAAGGTATTGGTCTTAAAACTGCTCGTGAGATTAAAGACCTTCAGATGTCTTTATCAGGTGAAAAGTTCAATAGCTTGGAGCAGTTAAAACAAATCAAAAGAGTGGATTGGGATTCCGTACTCGCTGCTGATTTAATCCGAGTGTAATCTAAAGTGCAAAATAAGCCCCTGGGAAACCAGGGGTTTTTATTTTAGAATTGAAAATATAGATTTATGTGTTGTAATGAGCCAAGCAACATATGCTGGAACGGTAGGTAGAACAGGTCGTGTAACAGGACCTCATTTACATCTTGAGTTAACAGTAGATGGTAAACCATTTTCAATAACTCAATCAGGTAGATCCATTGGACAACGCATACAATATAGGCCCCCTGGTGCAAATGAATGGCAAAGCTTATTCCTTCCTACGGGTCCCAGGGGGGAGTTAGGTCTTAATCCAGGTGTTCGCGTAACCGACACCATGGGTGTACGTGGTACTCATCCTGTTACAGGCCAAAGGAATGTATGGCATGGTGGCGATGATCTTTCTCTACAAGAAAACACAGCACTTAGAGTCCTTGGCCCAGGACGTATAACTGCTATTCCAAACGTTGAAAATGCAGGTAACATAGCAAGTTTTAGTGGTACAACACATGACAACAGGCCTTTTAATCTACGTTTTTTACATCTTAATTCACTTCCTTCCCAAGCAAGCGCCGGAGCTGCAGGTCCTCCTCCCCCTGCGCCAGTCTTACCTGGTCCCGAGCCTGCTCCTCGTGATCCCTTAAGTGACTTCATGAATGAGTTAATGATACAAGCTTTGTTTAAAAAGAAAAACAAATCGGCTGATTCTTCTATCTATTCACAAGTACCTGGCTTTGGACCCATGCTTGATTATGAGAACTTATAATGAAAACAATAAAGGGTTAAGGAAGTGCAGTTAAGTGATTTTGATAAAAGTAGGGTGAGATATCACCTCGGATACTTCACGGTTTCTGTTCCAGCTGGTGACTATGCCAGGTTGGAAGAAGCAATGAATACCATCCCAGATTCTTATTTCTACGACAAGATTGCTATTCAACTTGGACGCTGTGATACAGCAGAAAAGAAAACTGAGGTTGCTACTTCACCTTCTACCCGCCTTGAAAGTATTGCTGGTGACGTTGATCGTACGATCAGATCTAGTAATGCCAAGGAAGCGCTAAAGGTTTGGGATGAGATTTATCTCTACGAAACCAATCGTTTAGCCGGTATCCTTTATGTTCCTAACTACAAGGATCCGTTCCAGGCTAGATACCGTTACGAACGTTCTGGTGCTGAATTCATCCAGGCGTTACCTGGACCCGCCGATACAGCTGTCGGTTCACGCATTTATTTAAGAGAGGTTTGTCGTTAATGGATAAATTCTTGCAACAATTGCTTGATCAAGCGCGGCAAAGAATCCCAGCTAGGCTGCAACGCGCCGCTGGACAATTGCCAACCGCACTAAATCCTTTAGCAACCAGGCAGCCAACCAGTATCTTGGGTAGAGCAGGTAAGCTATTCAATCCTTTAAACCCATTAAATGCTCGCAATATTTTAGCAGGAGGTGTAATTTCTTCTTTTATTCCTGAAAGCAGTCCTCTTAAGGGAAATATTGAGTTGTTAATGGGTACACCTGGAGGCTTGGTTCCGCGTATTGCAACTACTACTGTTTTAGGCGCAACCTCAGTTGCACCTGGCACTTTAGACGCTGCTGCTCGCGCTTCTTTGTCTAATCCTAATATTCGCCCAAGAGGAAATCGTATTGGTTTAAAGAACGAACAAGGGCAATACTGGGCTGGTGAAAATTGGGGGTATCAATCTCCTGAAAGTTTTAACACGCTTTACAATACCAAGTTACCTCCTAATCCAGGACAACTTGCCAAATTAAATGGTAATGAAGTCAGGTGGGATGGTTCAAGATGGGTACGTACTAACATAGAAGAGCCAGCTGTTGATCCACTTGGAGCACAGCAAAGCCAACCGCCAGCACAAATCTTTGGAATTCCTGTAGAGGATTTTGGAGAGCCGGCGCCAGTCGGACAAGGATCTCAAGGATCCACGGGGGCCGATGACCCCAGTTATTTGACTAATGCCTTTAAAAAAGCTCTTATCGCACGCTTGCTTCTCTCAAGTAATCAAGACACAAGTCCCCTTAGCGGTTTTGGTGATGACCCTTATTCTTCCGTCCTTGCGAGCCAGCGCGAATTGGGTAGGACTCTAATCAATTAGTCGAACAAACTGAAACTAACAAACAACAAGAAATATCCATGGCCCCACGTCCTCTTTTTAGTGTTCTTGGTGTTCCTGAACAGTTTTTAAACCGAGCAATTCCAATTGCTGAGCGGGAAGGCGGAGTCTCCTCTCTTGCGTCCATGCTTAATCGCTATTACAATTCTTCTTACGGATCTAACTGGCAGACTTGGCTAAACCCCAGTCAATATGAAGTTTTACAGCATGGAATCCCCCGTGGAGCAGGCGCTACTCTACGATCGCGATTGCAAACACCGGCTGGTCTGCAAGAGTTAATAACACGTGGACAACAGCTAAGAGGGGTTACCGACTTCAGAGCAACAAAGCATTTAAGAGATACTGGTAACTTATTTAATTATCCCGATAACTTAATTCCAACAATTCAAAATGGTCAACGTGTATTCATGACCCCCGCGCAATTGCGTAGTTCTGGTCTTAAACCAGATATAAGGGAAAATACATTTTTTAATGAAAGACCTCGCCCAGCTACAACACCGTGGTGGGAGCGAACTGGGCCACGTAGCGAACTTGACGCAGGGGTAGATCCTTCTGTTGCTCAGTTATCTGAAGGTGGTATGCCTGCATCCCCCTCTGGATCTTCCTTGTCCTCTCTTGTAAGTTCAACAAGCATTAAAAAAGCACTTGCAGATGATATGGCAAATCAACTTTTAAATGAAATGATTGATAAACAAGGAGGTATGCGTGGGATGGGCTTATTTGATTTAGCAACAAACAACCAAGGTCTGTCTGCACTAATCTAATGGCACGCTACGCCGACTACTTAGAGTCAGATGTGACCCCAGGAGAAGTGCAGAGGTCTGGTTATGCAGAATACTTTGCAAAAAATCCTCTTCTTACTGGTCAATACTTAACGGCTAAAAAATTCAAATTCCAACCAACGGATAAAGGAGGCGCTTTTCAAAACTTTTTAAACTTGATGAGCAATCCTGAATCAATAGCATCTAAAAACATTAAACTTCCGGCCATGTATCAACTAATGAACAGGTTAGCCGAAGCTGGCCAATAAGAAAAAATTAGACTAGAATGTTTCTACTAACAGATATTGAGCGGTAACAGTGTCGTCGACAAGCTCGAATAAACAACCCGTATTTAGTGATCGCCCACTGTTTGATTCGGTGCGTGTCACTACACAAACAGTTGGTAGTGCATCCACAAATACACTGTTTGTGCAAGGTGGTCAGGCACCATCCATCCTTGTTGACATGGATGCTGCCCTAAGCGAAGACACAAACTCTGGTGGTGTTGTTGACTCCATCACCATCGTACGTAATGATGCTTATCGTGCAGCTGATTACACAGTTAACGCATCAACCTCTGGCACACCCATCTCCTTGGTCAGTGGTCAGATCGTATTCATCTCCAGCACTGGCGTACTGACCGGTGGAGGCGCTCCTTTCAGCGGTTACGGGTACTACACCTACACAGGCTCTAGCACCCTCACAGGCGTCAATACAGCCCTTAACTACTCCGGTGGCATTGCGAGTGGTTTTGATTACAAAGGTGTTGCTTACGGCTACCAGCCAGCTGTAACCTTTGCTTTCTATCAAACACGTGGTACAACTACACCAATTCCTGGTTCTGGTGACTACCGTCTTCTGTTTGCTAAAACAGTTCCCGCCAACAGTGGTACTGTTGATTGCAGTGATGTAATGCCGCAACTTGCATATCCAATGCCAGCTGGGGGTAATACCACAGGCCTTGGCTCTACTGCTCCTCTACGCAACAAAGGGATTTACCTGGAGCGTGGTGATCGCATTTATGTCGGTGTGTTCCCAGATGGTCCTAATAGCTCTGGTTACATCCCTGGCGCACACGTAATTGCTCAAGGTGGTTTCTTCTAATTATGGCAAAAAAGAGTGGAAGCTCTTTTGGTAATTTTCAAAGATCAACCATATTTGACCCAAGGCCTGTAAAGCCAATCACGACAGAATTTTCCAAGGGTTCTGTCCCTGATTCTTTGTATTCAGTTAATAGGGAAGCGGCATGGACAAGATGGCGCCGTGGCTTTGAGATAGCCGTTTCTTCCTTAATGGACAACAACTATGAATACTCTTTTTCTTATCGTATTCCACTTCCACCAGGTGTTCAGCCAATAACAGGTAATTACCCAACAATTCCTGGACTCTTCCAAGGCTTTCCTACATCCTGTAAAGAGTTTGGCATGCATTGGGCAGGCACTCGTGTAGCTGGCAGTCTACGTTTAGATAACATACGCAATACAAAAATCTTAGATACAGAATACTGGCCTGATTCAGAGTTTGAAGACTACGAAAACCCTGGTCTTTTCTTTGATGAAGAAACACATTCTGCAACAGTACCAGCATCTATTGAATCTGTAACAGAAGATGCTGATTATTGGTATGTGCAATTGGCTGGTGGATGGAGTGAAACAACTCCTTTACCTCCTCCTCTTTATGTGCCTGTACCGGGTATTCCAGGTGGAATCAAGGCAATCAATGGTGAGGTGCTAGAAGATCGAATCTTAACTGTAGGAGGTGTTCCTGTAACACGCGATACAATTGATCCACAAACACAAAAAAGATATGGCTACGTTCAAGCAGTTTTAGTTGAAACGTATCCTTCTACAGGCATACTAAAACTGCGCAAAGCAGGTTCTGTTGAAGCAACACCGGATCTTACGCTAGTAACTCCTGCGACAAGACCACCTTCTATTGGAAGGTTCTTAATGACTGGAACACGTTATTGTTGCTCCTGTCAAGACTTTAGCCGTAGAGAATATTCATACATGACAACATTAACAGATAGTATCAAGCGTAAATTTCCTCGTACCAGCCTTGCTTCTCTTAAGCCTGGTCGTTACGAAATTATGAAAGATCGCTTGAATAACGTAGACAACAGTGCAATGACACCGGGGAACACAAATAGAAACATGACGATTGTGTCACCTTCCCCTGAATACAACGTTCCTCCTACCATTACTCCTAACTCCTCTACAGTACCTGGGACCACACGAGATAATCCTGGTGTATTTAGAGATTTTGGTGCCATGTATTTACGGTCTAGTACAGACCCCTCTCTACCTGGTGCCAGGGCAGATGGTATGCCTATTTATGAAGACTACACTTCTAGTGAAGGAGAGATAACAAGTATTGACGACTATTGGGCTCCGTTGTTGGATGAGATGCGTTACTGCAAGCACATCTATGCAATGAAGTTTAGAGAAGATGTGTTCCCACCTGAACCTTCTGATTTCCCAATGGGACAAGAAAGCATGGTGGAATGGGAACAGAAACTTGTGTTAAAGGCAGAAACAGAGGTTGAAAGGCAATCAGCATTAACAACAAGAGCCTTGTCTTACATGGATGTTCCTCCTTACAACTGTCAATCTCCAATGATGATGCCGATGATGCAGAAATTGTTTAACATCCCATCTACATTCATTTTGATGCAAGGCTTTATTATGTATGATAAGGATGGAAATTCCTATGTTCCATCCAACGGTGAGCGGCCGCAGGCGTAACCAGTTGCTGTAAAATAGAAAAACACAGGTCGATATAGGTAATGCTTTTATTAACCTCTACATCAGATCGTATTTTACTGGTTACCAGCAGTGCTGATGCTATTGAGGTACATGCTTCTTATGTTGATAACGTAGCCGGTGAAGTTGTTCCAGGTAGAGCAAACACCTTAATTTCTACGGCAACAACAACTACTATTGTTTCAAGTCCTAGTGCAACTACAACACAACGTAACGTACGTACTCTTTACCTGAAGAATGAAGGGCTTGGTACCAATACACTGACAGTTAATCATGATAATGGGACAACAGTATCTACAATTTGGCAAGGTGACTTAGCAACAGAAGAAGAGCTGAGTCTTGTTCAGGATGGAACCTGGAAAGTATATGCAGCAAATGGTTTAGAAAAAGTTTATACAATGATTGGACCTACGGGTCCTACAGGCCCAGCTGGCGGCCCTACAGGTGCCACGGGTCCTACAGGTCCTATTGGTGTTACAGGTCCTACTGGCGTACAAGGACCAACAGGTACTCAAGGACCTACAGGCCCACAGGGTTTAACAGGTGTCACTGGTGCTACAGGCCCTATTGGCGTAACAGGAGCCACTGGACCACTTGGTAATACAGGTGGTGTAGGTGCCACAGGTGCCATTGGCCCAACAGGACCAATCGGTGTCACTGGCCCCACAGGCCCTATCGGTCCTATTGGTGTTACAGGGGCTACAGGTCCTATTGGCATTACGGGCGCGACAGGTGTTACTGGTGCCACAGGTGCAGTAGGTCCAACTGGGCTAATTGGTGAAACAGGCCCCATTGGTGTAACAGGTGCTACAGGTCCCGTTGGTGTTACTGGTGCAACTGGAGTTACCGGTCCTATTGGCGTAACAGGTGCTACAGGCCCTATTGGTGTTACTGGTGCCACAGGTGCAGTAGGCCCTGGAGTTGCATCAGGAGGTAACGTAAATGATCTGTTAACACGTGGTGCCGGTCCTGACTACACAACTGTCTGGACTGCAACCCCAACGGTTAGCAAGCTGGCAATCAATACAACTTTAGACTTAGCACCAAGTTCTGGTGAGCTTAGTTGGGATCCCACAGAAGGAACCGTGCGCCTTGGAACTCCAGGTGTAACGTATCAACTGGGTCAAGAAATATCGTTCAAATGTAAAAATACCTCAGCTGACAATATCCTGGATGGTGAAGCCGTCATGTTCATGGGGGCAGATTCAACTACTGGATACATAGAAATAGCCCACATGATAGCCGATGGCACTTTGCCTGGCTATGTATTTTTTGGCGTGGCTACAGAGCCTATTGCAATCGGTGCTGTAGGGTATGTCACAACATTAGGCAAGGTACGTAATGTTGATACGAGTGCTTTTCCCGAAGATTCGGTCCTTTGGTTAAGCCCAACAAATCCTGGTGAATTTCAATTAACAGAACCAGAAGCCCCAAATCTAAAGATTGCCGCTGCTGCTGTTATTAAGTCACATCCTACAAATGGCATTCTTTTTGTAAGGGCTGAAACGGGTCGCAACATTGCTGACTGTCATGATGTTGATGTTGGGCTAGGTGCTTCTAATCTTCAATACTTGGGTTGGACAGAAGCTTTTCAGCGCTGGCAACCTATTACGCTACCAAATGCTTCTCCACGTAGCATTACTATTGCTGCACCACAAACTGGTGATGGCTTTACGCTTTTTAGAACAGATAGAGAGATTACGTTTTCTTCTGTAATTGGAATAGTGCAGGGGAGCTCAACACCTAGTGTTACTTATGAAATACGCTATGCTAGCGATCGGAGTACATCAGGTACTTTAGCCATGGCTCCAGATACAGTAACTAATTCAACTACGGGAGATTCGGCTGCAATTCAAAACCAACCGATTGCTTCCGGATATTATATCTGGCTTAAGATTACTAATGTCAGTGGAACCGTAGACGAATTTAATGTATCCATTGCATTTTGACGCTAAGATATAGGTAAGTAAGCTACAGCTATGGCAACCTTTAATAAGTTCAACTCTTTCGTTGAAGCGCTTGCCGAGAAGACTCATAACCTCGGCTCTGACACGCTGACGGTAGCACTGACTAACACTGTGCCCGTTAACACCAACACGGTGATTGCAAACATCACCCAAATTGCCTACACCAATATCCAGAACGGCACCACCACTGGTCGCAACCTGACTGGTGTGACTTCCGCGCAAACGAGCGGCACCTACAAGCTTGATGCCAACGACTTGGTGCTTACCGCTACTGGCACTGTGCCTCAATTCCGCTACGTGGTGCTCTACAACGCAACTGCAGCAAGCGGCGAACTAATCGGCTGGTATGACTACGGTGCCGCTGTTGACCTACTGAACGGCGAGACCTTCACGATCACCTGGGACGCTGCTGGCATCCTGACTCTGGCCTGATAACTGACGCGGAGGCAGGACAATGGCTGTTGCCCATAGTGCTGCCTCGGAGTCCCATACAGGGACAACAGGCTCAACCAACCAAGCAGCTTTCAGCTGGACGCATACACAGACCGGCACGCCCCAGGGTGTGGTGGTCTTTGTTCACACGATCAGCGCAACCGATACGGTAACTAGCGTCACCTATGGCGGGTTGACGCTAACCCGTATTGCAGGCGCCGCAGCAATCGACACGGCGGGTGAGCCAGGCAGAACAGACACGTTCTTCCTTGGCTCTGGTCTTGGTACCGGCAACCAGACCATCACGGTCAACCGGACCAACAACGCAACGGTGATGTATGCGTCAGCGGCAACAGTAACCGCTGGCGCAAATACGGCGATCCCCGATACCGAAGTTCTGCTTGAGAACGATGGCGCTCTGACGGAGCAAGCTGTTAATGACACCTCACCAGGCGTCAACAGCCTCCGGTATGCAGCGGCCTACTCAGGCTTGGCATCACCGCC